TTATTTTATCAAAAGTACATATACTAGGTCTTTACATATTTCCATCCCATCTTCATATAGTTTTACTTTCCCAACTAATTGTTTTGGTAGATGTAAAAGGTAGTGATTGATTGCTTTTACAGTATTACTGTCAAACTTATAAATTACCATAAATTTATAATATTCTCTAATTTCTTCAATATTAATAGGCGATTTGGTTTTACCATTCAATAAAGCAATTAAATCTTTTTCAATACCCGATTTTTGTGCTGAACCAAATCTATCTCCACCATTAATTGGACGATTACATTTAACCTCACAAACAAAATTAATGCTTCCCCTATACTCAACGTCAAATCCATTATCACTAGGTTTAGTACTCTTTACAGTATTACTTATCTGTTCTTTTTCCTCACTAGAGATATTTAATATTTTACATGCTGTATCTACAAATTTTATTGTAGTGTTATATGTAATAATATTATTTATGTTACTAAGTGCAGATTTTAGCAAGTCAAAATTTTCCTCTGTCATTTTTGAAAAATAATCTTGTTTATCTTTTAATATCAATGACCAATATTCATTAAATTTTTTCTTTAAATATTGTCCTTTATCAAAGCTTGTTTTCATTTAGTAACCCCTCTTATAATAGAAATTCACTTAACCTTATTATAGCATTTAACAATTGTTTTATTGACACTACTTGTTAATATTTATATCTCTGATTATGAACAAACTATTCCTCCAAATAAAAAGCTCCCAAGGTAATCTCCTCAGAAGCTTTCATTTTCTGTGGAGATAGAACAAATGCATTTTTACCTGCTTCTTTTCTAAACCCGTCGAATTCGACGGGTTTAAAATTTGGATTATTTATTTTCTCCCATAATCCCAAAAATTCTATAGTATCCCTATTTCTTAGCCAATTACGAATAACATCATTTGGCTCGTCACTTTTATATTTTGCAATATCAGTTAAACTGATATAATCATCTTCATTTCCCTTTAAAACAATAGAAATATTTGTTCCATTTGCATTTATTGTTGCTTTATATTCTTTATTTTGGGGCATTAGTTACACCTCGTTTATCATTATTTAACAATATTATTTTACCATATAATAAATTGGCTTGTCTTAATTTCTCTTTAAAAACCTATCATGTGATTTTCTCACGCTTTCACCAGATACATAAGGGTTTACACTTACTGCTACTTGTTCCCAGCTAAGTCCATTTACATATCTCAATATCATAATCATCCTAATCTAGCTGTCATAAATACTTTCTATATACCTGTTAAGCCTATTGAGTTCATAGAAACATTTTTTCAAATTTAAATCTAAATTTTTACACCTAAAATCTTCAATTGTTCATTAATCTTCGCTTCAAGTTCTGCAATTTCCTTATTGTCTTGTTCTAACTGCCTATTTACTTCTTCCAAATCAATTGGAGCTTCTTCTTCAAAAGTGTCAACATAACGTGGAATGTTCAAGTTAAACTCATTTTCCTTGATTTCATCAATTGATGCCAAGTGAGCATATTTATCTATATTTTTACGCTCTTTAAATGTATTGATGATTTTATCTACATTTTTATCAATTAAGTTATTTTGATTCTTTCCCTTTTCAAAATCATTACTTGCATCAATAAATAATATGTCTTTAGTTTTACGATTTTTCTTAAATACTAAAATGACTGTTGGTATACTTGTTCCATAAAATAAGTTAGCTGGCAGACCAATAACCGTATCAAGATAATTTTTTTCAATTAGAGTTTGACGGATTTTACCTTCTGCTGCACCACGAAATAGCACGCCGTGAGGCAAAACAATTGCCATTGTTCCATCACTATTTAAATGATATATACTGTGCAATATAAAAGCATAATCTGCTTTTGAGGCTGGTGCTAATTTCCCATAATCGCTAAAACGTGGATCTTTTAATTTTGTTTTATCATTATCCCATTTTGCAGAATATGGTGGATTTGCAACCACTGCATCAAAACTACGTGGGTGGTCAATCCCTTTTCCGTCTGGTCCATCTGGCCAATCGCTTCCCAAAGTATCGGCATTATTTAGTGTCATATTGTTATAAGACACATTGTGCATCATCAAGTTCATACGGGCCAAGTTATACGTTGTTGTATTCAACTCTTGACCAAAATACTTCATAGTAATACCATCAGACAATTCTTGTCCAACAGTAAGCAGTAAGGATCCTGAGCCCATTGTCGGGTCATATATATTGAAAAATTCATTTGATTTTTCTACACCATTAGTGACCAATTTAGCTAAAATCTTGCTTACTTGATGAGGTGTATAGAATTCTCCGCCTTTTTTACCAGCACTTGCAGCAAATTTACCAATTAAGTATTCATAGATTTCACCTAGAATGTCTCTTCCATCATCTCCCTTGTATTCAACTTCGTCCACTAATTTAACTATATTGTTAAGTGATTTTGCACGTTCATTTGTAGAACTTCCAAGACGTGAATCTCCCAGGTTAATATCGTTGAATATACCACGGAAATCTTTCACCGCTTCCCTATTTAATTCCGCATTCTTATTAAAGTTATCAAAAATAGTCTGGTAGTCGCTAGGAATAACTTGTGCATCATTAATTTTATTAATCAAAGACTCCCATGTATCATTTGGCGCAATTGCATACCCCAAACTTGATGAAATATCTTCTAAATAATCATCCAAATCTGCACCTACCGCTTGTTTTAGGTAAGCATCATTGGTAGATTGTCCATCAGCAACATCAATAACATTGTTTCCTACTAAATACTGCTCTTGATGTTCTGAAAGGTATCGATAAAACATAAATGCCAGGATATAATTTTTGTACTCTGAAGCATCCATTGTGCCGCGCAATTCATTTGCCATGGCCCAAAGTTTACTAGTAATTGTTTGTAGATTATTACTCATTATTTTTATTTCCTTTCTCTTTTGAAATTATTTTATTCGATGTTTGCCAGCGGTAATACCCTTATCGAACTCTTTGAAAGTGATTCACACAAAATTGAAATTTTGGTTCTCTACTTTTCTTATAAAGTGGGTATAATGTCTGCTACGCCCCTGGATAACAATTTTCAAGTTTCAGATGTACAAAAAACTCCACTCGAAACCAAAAATCTGTTTATATAAACATCTGTTGTAGTAATGCTTTCTTTTGTTCTTGCAAGTGATTTAACTTACGTTGATGAAGAGTGATAAGGTTATCAAGATGGGCGAATACACTCTCAATTTTCTCTTGTTCTTCTTTACAAGGGAATGAAATTGTAACTTCCTCTAAATCTGAATTATGCACATGAACAACTGACTTCCCTTGTGCCTTTTTTGATAGTTCTTTTTGTTGCTTTCCGTTTGAAATTGACAATGCTAAAAATATCGTGCTGATGTCTTTATTAGGATAAATAATATTTAAATCACCACCTAACAGAAAGCCTGATTTTACAACAGCTGATGCCCTTGCAATATCCTCGGCAGTTTCGCCAGAAGCTGGAACAATGACTTCTTCTCCGGTACTATAAACTGAACCACTTTGTGGAACTGCAAAAGTATCCACTTCTGAAATGCTAGATTGATACTTTGTATATAATCTGCCATATAGAATAATTGGTGTACCTACATCTGTTAAATCATTTTTTGAGTAGCCCTGTCCTTTTGCAAAATTGGCAAGTTGTTTTAGCTTACGCTGTTCCCAAGGGTCAGTAAATCCTGGAAAACGAAGCTCTGGAAAATCTTCGTCATTTTTCGGGAACATTTTTTGTAACAAACTTTTCTTCTTATCCTGCAAGTGATTTAACTTACGCTGATGAAGGGTGACAAGGTTGTCTAATTCTGAGAAAAATTGACCAATCTTAGCCTGTTCATCTTCGCTAGGTAGCATAATATCTTGATTTTTTACTAAGTTAGAATTTAAGTTTACTTGACTGCCCGGCTGTCCGTATTTTTGCCACATAGGTCGAAACATTTCTAACCACTGGAACATAAATTCACGGTCAAACTTCGGATTTTGGAAGATTAAAAAGCCATCGTGTACACCAGTCTTAACATAGTTTACAACGGGTTTCCCAACGGTTGCAGCAATACTAATCAACAAGTGTGGTTTAGTAAGTACACGAGTTTTTTCTTGTCCCAATTCTGAAATATGTTGTTCAAGATGATGAATACGTCCATCTTGCTCAGTTACGTCAGCAATTCGTAGCCAACCAACTTCAGAATTTTCATTAAACCATTTTGGATCTTGGATAGGTCTTGGACTAGCTCCACGAACAATATCCGCCAATTCCCCCAACTTACGCTGTTCCCAAGGGTCATTGAATCCTGGAAACCTTAGCTTCGGTTTATCATTATTTTTTTTCATTACTATCTCCTTTAATCTTTCTGATCTCCTTATCAAAATCAGAAACTATTTTCTGATTTTTGTTAAACTCTTGATATTCTCCTATTGCTTTTTCTTTAGCAGTGTTATGTGAAATATGTCCATGACCTTTTAAGATTTCATAGCGATTGAATTTCAAAAATTCATCAATACTTACCGCAAAATCTTCCATAGATAGCAATGTTTCATCTTCAAGAAGTCTCTCAACATAATCAAAATAAGCTGAGACGTTACGTTCAAGAGCACGAATTTCTTTTTCTGATAAGTAATTTTTAGCCACAAGCACATCAGACTGCAAAATTCTTCCCTCAGGAGAATTTTTCCAATTAGTGAGTCCCATATGCTCTTTGTCTCTATCTGCACTATCATAAATAATTTCGGCAGCTGTTTTACCCGTTATCGCAAAATGAAATTTATTTTGAACAGTTGCATAAAATTTTTTTGTGATTTCTGAGTTTTTATCATAGTCATATGAAATTTCTGCAAACACATCTGTAATTTGCTGCCAAATTCTACGTTCACTTGCTCTAATTGATCGAACAGTTTCAAGCAACTCACGGAAGTAATCTTTACCGAAAACATTCGCACCTTGCTTCATGCGTTCAACATCAATCTTAAATCCTTTTTTGATATAGTCCTTTAAGATATCAGTGGCCCAAATTCTAAACTTCGTTGCTTTTTTAGAATTAACACGGTAGCCAACTGAGATAATTGCATCCAGATTATAAAACTTGACATGTTTTGTTTGGGTTTTCCCTTCTATAGCGCCGTGTTGAGTGGTATTTTCCAAAATGGAAACAACCACTTTCTCATCAAGCTCTCCAGATTCAAAAATGTTTTTAAGATGTTTGCTTATAGCTGAAACACCCACATCAAAAAGCTCAGATATAGCTTTTTGTGTCGCCCAAATTGTTTCATCTTTTATCACAACTTTGATTTTTTCGTCTGCATCATACATTAAAAATTGTATCTCGTTCATTTAATCACCCTTCTTAGTTTTCTGATAATTCATCAGCCAATTCATAAATAGCCTCACGCAAACCATTACGGTACTTGATTTTAGACAAAGATTGTATATCTTCATCATGTGCCAACGTCTTATAATCCACGCTTGCTTGAGCAATTATATCTCGAATTTGACCAGTATCATCTAAATCCTGCATACCATAACGATGATGACTAAATAATTCACGCATCTGAGCACTTGTAATAATATCTGTAATTCCCCACTTCACTCGAAAATCCAGGAAGATTCTATCAAGGCTGACATTGTTGGCCGCTTGAATAATTTGTTCACTATCTCTCAATTTCACTGGATATTTAAGATTAGAACCTTCGGTTGGAAAATGCCCTTTGATAATAGCAATTGCTGCATTCATAACCTTCACAGCATAATTTCTATCTTCCAAACCATTGGCAAATTGATCAATTTTCTGTTTTGTAGCCTGTGCTTCCTGACTCTTGCCCTCATGCACCTGGTTTAATAATCGTTCTACCAATTCAGTTAAATAATCATAATCTATTTTCACATCCTTCACATGAGTCATTCTTAACTCAATTTGATAAAAAGGAATTTTCTTTTCTTTTGATATATGTTGTTTAAGCTCATTGGTTAAAACTGTAGTAAGCATGGCTTCTTGAACACTTGTCATGCCTAATTTTTCAACTAATTCATCAGGATTGTCGTAATTGAAACCTACTGTATTTCCATCGACTTCTTCAGGAGTATATTGTTTTAATTTAGCCATGCCAACATTATAATTGCGCAGCAAATCAAACATATATTCTTTTTGCTTCTCAGAGGGTGGTAATTGCTGGAACTCATTAGTTAAGCTGTCTAATTTCTCAACAACTTCTTTAACTTCATTAAACACATCTCCAAAAGATTTGGCGATAATACCATCTTTTTGGTTAGATTTACGCTGCTCATTTTCTGATAAAATTGCAGAATCCTTATTAGCATAAATTGCGAGAGCTTCATTCATCAACTTCTCATTTTGAGCAGGCCAGCGATAATTTACAATACGCCCCCAAGGTTTTTCCTGCATGTCAGCAATACGATTTGTTCTTGAATAGGCTTGAATAAGTCCAGCTCCTTTAAGTGTTCTATCTACATAAAGGGTATTAAGCTCTGGTGCATCAAATCCAGTCAAAAGTTGATCTACCACAATCACAATATCTAAGAAGTTCTTGTCTGTAGCAGTTTTCTTTAAACGACTAGTAACATCCTGCGTATATCCTGCTGCATCATCCATGCCAAAGCTTGTACCAAATTCTTTGTTATAGGCCTTAATAGCATCATGTAAACTTTGATTGGTGGCAAGCATACTATCATTATTGGATGAGTTTTGGCTAAATGTAACTGCTACTTTTAATGTTTGCCCACCATTTTTCCTATTTTCATCATTTACTCGTTGAAATTCATTGAAATACATCATTGCCATTGGAGTACTCGCTTTCCCACCACCAACATGAGTAGTAAAGAGGGCATTATACTTGCCTCCATTTGAACGATTTCGCCAGTTCTTAAAAATATCTTCAACTACTAACTTGATATGATCCGGATTTTCATCATAGAAACTTGGTTCAACCGCATCATCCATATCTTCTTGACTTAGATTATTAATCTTATCTATAATTTTTTGTTCAGTCCATTTCGGATAATGTTCGCGATAAAAATTTGGTAGATATTGCAATTTCATTTGCTCTTCATCAATGGTTGTTTCAAAATCCACTTTAAAGCCTAAAACATTTCTATCTGCAATTGCTTCACGAATGGTATAGGCGTGTAACAATGATCCAAAAATATCTTCTGTTCGTAAACCACTAGTAGTTTCATCAAACATCGGTGTTCCTGTATAACCAATCCAGGCAGACTTCTTAAAAGCTTTTTGTATCTTTTCAAAATTTTCACTGCCAGTTGAACGGTGTGCCTCATCCACGATAAATACAATATTTTTATTAGGTGCTTTAAAAGATTTACGTTTCACTAAGGTATCAAGCTTTTGAACAGAAGTAACAACGATATTATTATCTTTACTCTTTAGTTTACGGCTCAAATCATTAGTATTATAAGTATTTTGAACACTACCAATCATATCCTCACTAGCATCTGGATCATAGGCCCTATAATTTTCATTTGTCTGTTTCGTTAAAGCAATTCTATCTACTACAAAGACAACCTTATCAATTTTCGGCATGCGGCTTGCAAGCCATGCTGTTTTAAAACTAGTTATAGTTTTACCAGAACCAGTAGTATGCCAAACATAACCTACTTTATTTGTACCCAGTTCAAAATCAACTTGCTTTAATTTTTCAATTACATTCTGAGTGGCATATACCTGATATGGACGCATTACTTTTAACATTTGTTTGTTTTTTGTGCCATCCAAAATCATATAATTAGTAGCCATCTGATGTGCCATTGGAATACTTAACATTGAATCAGCAAACTCTTTCCAATTACGCACAATCGTATTATCACTTTTACGCTGCCAGTTAAAAGCAAAGTCTTTATTGAACTTATCCGGCGTGGTATTCGCCATATACTTCACGTTATTTGGCGTAATTGCCACCAATATTTGTAAAGTGGAAAAAATATCACCATATTGATTTTCTTCAGAATATTGATGCATTTGATTTAATGCTTCATTGACATCACGTGTATCACGTTTTTCCTCAATTTGTATGATAGGTAAACCATTAATAAGAAGTGTCGTATCAAAACGACGATTTTGTTTCCCTGTGATAATTGCAGGGCGTTCGATTTGATTAACTACTTGATATAGTGTATCTCCAGCACCAATTTGTTTTTGATCGAAAACCGTTAAAAATACATGACGACCATCATCTAAATCAATTTCGATTTGCGATACACCATTGAGGCCATATAAAAATTGTCCAGCTTCATATGGTGTTTGAATATCAGATATAATCTTTTTAACTTGATTAAATTCCACAGTACTTAGAGGATGATCAAGTGTATTTTGATTATGTTGTTCAAGAATCTCTTTGAAGTTATCCCAAAGCTTTTCTGTAGTTTTAATTTTTGGTTCATACTTCCACAGCTTTGTTTTCACACAGTAATCAGCAGGTTTTTCGCTAACCATAAAGTCTCTGGTTCCTTCCAAGTGTTCAGGTTTAGTTATGGTTCCACTGGTAATATATTGTATTAATTCAGTTTCAAATTGCTCTTCATTCATTTCTCACTTGCCTCCTCTAACCTGGATAATATGATTTTTGTTTCAAGTTCTGCTGCTCTATTTCTAAGGGTTTGCAGCCTTAATTGATTAAAATAGACTTGTCCTATAATTTTTTGCTTAGCTATGGAAGGTATTTTCGGTATTTCAAGTTCTTTAAGCTGCTTGAGAGTATATTTTAAAACTTGCGAACCTTGCAGTCCCAACACGAACTGTTTCTTGATTGTTTTGTTTTCATTAATGAGATAAACCAAAAACTTTGAATCAATGTTATGGCCAGGTAATAATTTAACGTAGTTTTGCGTATAAAGATATCCCTCGTGCTCTTTTCTTACCATCGCTGCAATTCCCGTAATTAAGCTAAATACCACGTCACCATCGCATAAGGTATTTACTTTGTCATTGGTTCTGACTTGTTTATTGTCTACATGGTTTGGAATAATACCTACTAAATCATCTGTTAAATCTGTTTGACTATAATAAGTAAAAAGCGGTGTTTTCTCATCAAACACTTCAGTAATTCTAAACTGAGGCGATCCACTTACTAATTCAACTAATTCACTCAATTTTTTCATAAAATATTGTGCCTTTCTAAAATTAACTTTATTTGCCATGATGTAATAATATCACAAAAGTAATTTTATTGCAACTAGTAAAAATGTAATTTTTTAAAATTACATTTTTACTATTAAGCATTAATTTTAATGAAATAATTTAGCTTAACCAACATATTAATTTTAGCAAAAAAAACGCTGAAAGCCACTGATTTCAGTGACTTTCGATTATATCAAAATATATATTTACATATTTATGTATTCCCCGTGTCAAAAAACTGTTCCCTATTCCAGTATATCCAAACATAAAACACACGACAAAAGGGCATAATGCTCTAAGCCTTTGATATACAATATTTTTTAAGGAACACATTACTACGTTACCCTCCGTAATGCGGGCTTTCACGCTAAGCTCAGACTTCGCACACTCATCTTCACTAAGCGTTCAATGCCACAACACACTCAACATGCCAGTAGACAAGCTTTCGCTATAATTATGCAGAAATATTAGCTTTTGCGTAAAGATACCCCCCTTATTGCAGAATCTTTCTACTCCAGTTGGGAATTGTATTCCTTTGCCATTTAACTGTTCCGTTGCATATATAGGCTACATATTTAAATTCATTTGTATTATCATATATGTTTATTTCATTACATATACCTAGTATCTTTTTTAAATTATTCAATGATTCATAGTATCTTCTTTCTATATCTCTCTCAGAAATGCCATGTCCGCCTTTCATAACTCTAATCTTAACTCTTTCTTTTGCTATATCGCAATTATCAACTCCAATATAATTCATAACTACATAAAACCCTTCTTGCCTCGCTTTTTTTATATTTCTGATAATGCTTTTACCTGAAAGAGTAGTCTCCTGATTAAATGATATATGATTTTCAATATAATAATTTATAAGCCTTATAGCCTCTCTTGCACATCTAATTTGAAGATTATTATCTTTCCACGAACCTATTCTTGCTACCATTTCATCCGTATTTATTCTTTTTTGATTTTTATCTCTCTCATAATAAATAGATCTATATATGGACGTTTTTCCAGCCCCATTTACTCCTGGGAATATAGTATAAATAGTCATTACTATTTACCTATCACTTTTTTTTGCTCTCTTTGGAGCACTAAATCCGATAAAGCAGCATAAAAATCTTGTTCTTCTTTTGTCTTTGATTTTTTAAACAATTCTTTTAAATCCTCATATGAATACCCCAGAAACTGCTTATACAAACTACTTTGCTGATTTATTTTTTCCATAACGATTCCCCTCCGATAAATATATCTTTTACCATATTGTACCCTAATATATCACTCTCATAAATAGCTATACTTAACTGAATTTAAATTTTCAAGAAGCTCACTTTTCTTTATTGGAAAGCAATAACTTCTTCAGCCATTTTGGTACATGTTCAACCTTTCTATTTTCTGAAATGTTTTTTAAGATTTCAGCAGCATCTTCTTTTCTCCAGAACCTGTCTCTTATATAGCACTCACGGCTACAATATTTACGATTTTTATTTGTAAAAGCTTTATATTCTTTCTCACAATACTCACATTGAAGATTATAGATTTTATGATGAGTCTTTTCCCATTCTCTTTTACATTCTATACTGCAGTATTTTTTTCTACGTCCTCTATTGTTCTGTTCTAATTTTTTACCACAATAAAGACAGAATTTATAAGTAAATTCATCTGTCATTTTTGCATCACTCCCTGAAAAATATTCATCACTCTAAAAGTTATACTTGTCAAGGTATGATTTATAAAACTGCATTGACTTTATGCCACACAATTTATTATTAAATTTGACTAATTATTTATATTGTTATTCATCTTAAGATCTATTTATCTCCAGAATTGCTAAAAAAACTACTTTTTCCAGTTATCATAATTATTTCATAAAATAATTATTAATTGATCTCCTCATTAAATATCAATATGTATGTTTTATATATTTTGAAAATTCAATTTATTTTTTTCATATTTTTGTAGCAATTTACCATGGAGAATATTTGTTGCATAATACATATCACATTTTTTACAGTAAAACAATTCATCATTAACTAATTTTTCAATTTGATTATCAACTGACAAATTTTTATATAGTGCTATTTTACAACCTTTTATTGCCAACTCACTATCACATTTTTTACATCCCAAACAACTTGTAAGATAAATTTGCTTTACTACTTTCTCAGTATTTAGCCAATTTTGATCCGGTAAAACCATATTCTGGGGATAAAATCTACGAAATTTTACATTAATATCTTGTAATTTTTTATTTTGAGTGAATGATTTAAATACACTCTCATCTAAAAAATATTTCCTGCAACTGCTACATTTTAAGGTAGTAAGTTTCTTTCTTAAAATGACTCCTTTACTCATTATATTAACTAAGTATAATTCTCCTTCCATTGGCTTGTGGCATATAGGACATATTTTTAATTTATTGCATATGTAAATAACAGGTTTATTCCTTTGTAATCCATTTTTAGATTTAATTTCAGTCTTATTTTCACTTTGAATATCTAATGGCAATTGTCTTGTGTTTGTATTAATACATTTATTCATATGTAAATGAATAGTTCTTTCTTTTTTGTGCTTAGATAATAATTCATCAAATCCTATTTTTATACCTCTTCTATCAATGGTAAAATAATCATTCCTAAATTTACGCACATAAAATACCTTTGGTCTTGATATATTACCACACAAATTTTTTTTTAATTATATTTCAATACTTGACCTATCATTTATTTCTAAATATTCCGCTTCTGTAAGTACTGCTACTTCGCTATTACTAATATCATTTGTATCAACACATATCAAAACCATATAAAATGGAATAACATTTTTTCGTTGAACATCTATTTTATTTTTTTCTATATCTGACAATGAAAATTTCCACAATCCTATATTTTCCTTATTCGTAATCTTACGATCAGTATATTTAATGTAAATAATAGCTTCTCCATTTTGAAGTGTATGCAATTTGTAAAATATACCCTTAGTTATTTTAATCTTTTTCCCTTTCAGTTTTGTATCTGTTACATTTTCTATAAGTGATGGCATAATATAAGGATTATATTTAAACAATGCAGCTAATCCAACACCAAAATAGAAGTCTTGTTCCGTTAATTTTGCCATAATACTATTCCCCCCGCTGTAAATCCCATAATATAATACCAATGTTGAATCACCAAATTCAAGATTAATCCAATTATATCACAATTATTATTGATTTATATATTCAAAAAGCAAAAAGAGCCAATTAAGATAATTACCCTAATCAGCTCTTACGTTTCATTATTCAATTATAGCATCTACCTCAGTCCCGTCAAGCAGGCTTACTATAATCTCCTTTCCTTCAAACACCGTCATCTTCTCCGTTATCTTGCAAAATAGGTCCATATCAAATTCTTTTATTGGTTCTGCATCTTCTATGATTTTTATAAACTGCCCTGCCTTATACCTCACTAAAGCATTCCCGCTTTTTAAATGCTCTTTCCACTTTTGCATGAAGTAATCTCTGTTTTCAATCATGGCATTAAAGGTGTTTATAAAAGCCTGATACAAAACCCTTTCATATATATGTTTGTTGTCACACCCCTTTTTACCTTTTATTCTATATCTACTGCTGCATATCCAGACCTTTACTCTAGGTGTTTCCTTAGTGGAACGCCAGGTCTTTCTTCCAAAGTAACTGCCGCATCTGCCGCATATAATCTTGGCTGCAAAGGGATTATCCGTTGTCGCATAATTAGATTTTTTCAGATTGTATTTTTCAGCAAATGCTCTCCTTCTCTCTATTTCAAGCTGTACTGCCTCCCACATCTCCTTGTCTATTATTGCAGGATGGTTTTCTTCCACATAGTACTTTGGAACCTGCCCTTTATTCTCCGCTCTTTTCTTTGTGAGAAAATCAACTGTGTAAGTTTTCTGAAGAAGTGCATCTCCTTTATACTTTTCATTGCCTAACATTTTTCTTATGGTGCTTTCATACCATTTGAAAGTTCCGTTCCATTTAGGAACCTTATCCTTCTCAAGATCCCTGGCTATACTGTTTATCCCTTTTCCGTCAAGAAATTCTCTGTATATTCTTCTTACAGTTTTAGCCTGTTTTTCATTTATTATAAGATTTCCATTTTTATCTTTGTCATAGCCTAAAAACTTTTTATGATTTATATGAAGTTTCCCCTGCTCAAACCTTCTTCTTATTCCCCAGGTGCTGTTTTCCGAAATATTTCTTGACTCATCCTGGGCAAGTGAACTTAATATGGTAAGCAGCACTTCTCCTTTTGAATCCAGAGTGTTTATATTTTCCTTTTCAAATATGACCCCGATTCCAAGGTCTTTAAGCTGTCTTACATAATTCAGTGTATCCAGAGTATTTCTTGCAAATCTTGATATGGATTTTGTAATTATCATATCTATTTTACCGGTTCTGCAGTCCTCAATCATTTTATTAAACTGTTCTCTCTTTTTAGTATTAGTTCCCGTAATTCCCTCATCAGCATAAATACCAGCAAGTTCATAGTCAGGATGGCCATTTATAAATGCAGTATAATAATTAACCTGTGCTTCATAGCTTGATAACTGTTCTAATTGGTCTGTAGACACTCTGCAGTAAGCTGCCATTTTCTTTTTCTGGGGCTTTGTATTCTGTGATGGATTGCTTCTGCTTGTTCTTGCAGGAATAACTGTAATGTTTCTTGCCATCTATAAATTCCTCCCTCACAACAATTTCTTCTTTTATATTAAGCCCGACCGCTGTTTCGTCATCGATTACAGTTCCCCGGCAGGCATTCTTTCCATTTTCAATATAATTACTGCACTGCCATACTATTTTTCTGCAGCTGAATTTGCTGTTCCAGGTTCTTCTCCTTAAAACAGCCCCGCATTTACTGCAGTACATCTTTCCTGTCAGAGCATATCTTCTTTTATATTTGTCTCCCTTAAAATTACCCTTGGCTTCAGCTCTTATTCTTATTTCCTTCTGAACTCTCTCCCACACATCTCTTGAAATTATGGGAGAATGGTTATCTTCAATGTAGTAACTGTCAACTTCTCCGTTATTTCTTATTTTTTTCTTTTTCAGATGATCTAGAATGCAATATTTCTGTAAAATGGCATCTCCCTTATATTTTTCATTTTTCAATATCTCACGCACGGTGTTGTCGTGCCATTTTTTATTTCCTACGGTGGGGATACTATCTCTATTGAGTCCTTTTGCTATAGTAAAACTTCCACTGCCACTTAAGTACTCACTGAAAATCCTCTTTACTATTTCTGCCTCTCCCAAATTTATAACTAACTCTCCATACTCATTTTTATCGTATCCCAGGAACCTTGCTGTATTTATAATAAGTTCTCCCTGCTGAAACTTTTTCCTGACTCTCCATTTTAAATTGTCACTTACATTTTTGCTTTCCTCCTGGGCAAAAGAAGAGAGGATGGCAAGCTTCAGCTCTCCATCCCCTGATAAAGTATTTATATTTTCTTTTTCAAACCTGATTTCAACATCCATGTTTTTTAACTCTCTCGCTATCTGCAGCGTTATCACCGTATTTCGTGCAAATCTCGAAATGGATTTTGTTATGATTAAATCAATTTTTCCTTCCCTGCAGAGTTCCATCATTTTCTGAAACTCCGGTCTTTTATCAACAGTTCCCGTAATGCCCCTGTCAGCAAATATACCTGCATACTCATAATTCGGATTATCTGATATAAGCTTTTTATAGTAAGTTATCTGGTTTTCCAAGGATTCACCTTGTTTTTCACTTCCTGTTGACACCCTTGCATAGGCGCAAACCCGTTTCTTTTTATCTGCTTCCTTCACAGGCTGTATAATCCTGACTCTCACAGGCTTCCACTCCTTTCTGTCAAATTTGTATTACTATACATCACTCTGAACCTGATAGAAGTCAAGTCATATAGATAAAGTCTCAAAAAAGATAGCATAATAAAAGACACTCCAAAAATGAAGTATCTTTCAACTTTATTTTATTGATGCTAACAATTCTTTCAAGACACAAACTATGTCCTCAAATGAAATATCTTTTGCATAGTTGTAATTTTTCTTATATTTATCCCATAGATTCTTCAAATCTTTACTATTTTCTATAATTGATACTCTTTTTTTAATATTCTCAAAGATGTGTGTTGTTCCTCTATGCTTTGATGTTTTCAAAATTGCTTTATTAAACAAATTTTTATTAAAAGCTTGTGTTTTTGTTAAAATATATATATCATAAAAATCCCTTGGTCTTGTGTTGAACTCTCCACGCCTTAATATGGTTTCATATTTTTCTGCTAGAACTGTTTCTATATTATATGCCCAGATATTAATAGTATTATCATCAAAAATCATTTTAAAGCTATATAGTATTTCTCCCGGAGTTATTGCATCTCCTGTTGTAATATCAATTTGCATCGGAGTTATGATAGTGTCATAAACAGATTGTATACTTGCTCTGTAGCCACCATAGTCATCATCTTTTCTAATGGGTTCAACCTTAATAAAAGAAAACATTACGCCATCATCTATATCAACAGAACAAATATCACTTATAGCTTTCAATAATGAATTTTCATTTAATGGGTAATCTTTTAAAGTTGCATCCATATCCATTGTTGCACGATTATCTATGCCAACAATGGCAGCTATCAACATACCGCCCTTTAATATAAATTTATTCTTATATTCAGATTTAGATAAACGTTCTAAAAATCTCTCAAACATATAATTTTGCAAAACAACTTGTGCAGACATATCCTTAGCTTTAGCAAGTTTTTTAATTTTTGCCTTTAAACTCATAGCTTTACCGCTCATAGAAGAACCTCCATATATTTTTTCATTATTTTATCAATATGAATTTTTTTTGCATATTCTCCCAGCAAGGTAAAATCTGCAGATTTCAATTTAATATATCGCTTTAAAGCTTCATTTAAGATTTGAATATCTACCCTATTCCTGCTCCTCACAATATCGCAGATTGTCCTTTCCACATTATACAATCTAATATTATTTCTAAAAGAAGTTTTTGCTGTAGTAACACCTAAAGAGTGCAGTTCATTTTTTATATAATAAATCTTATTGTTCTCAGAAATACTCTTTACAACCTTGTAACTGCTTGGTACAGTTACCGAATATTCAAAAGGTGTTCTATCAGATAAACCATGTATAAATAGAGCTGTTTCATGTGAATAAATTAACTTTGGATATTTAATCTGCATATAATACATTTCATCTTCAATTTCACCAGACAAAATATATACACCTCTGCTGACCCGTTCTAATTTCCCCATACTCACAAGCTTAGATAAATAAGTTCGTGGAATATTGAGATGTACTAAATCTGATGTAAATACTGTACCATTACGTTGTTTAATTAAATTTTCTAATTTTTTCAAGTAATTCATTTACATCGCCTCTTTACAAATATACTGATATTATACTTTTAATCAGTATATTTGTAAACATTTTTGTAAAATAAATTTAAAAAAATAAAAATTAAGCACCATCATTTCCTGCCTAAACTTTTATATATTCATGATATTTGTATTATGAATTAATACTTGAATACCATAATCACAGCATCAAAACCGGCGGTCTTTAACTTTTTCAGTTGAACTTCAGCATTTTGTCTTGATGAAAAAGAACCTGCCATAACTCTGTAAACAGCTTTTTCAGTGGATATCTGCTTTGGCGGTATTGGAGTCTTTGCGGTTATTTTTTCTGTATAACTGATTCCTAACTGGGATAATATAGCTTTGGCTATCGCCCTTATTATTTCATTTTTCTTTGCATCAAACAGATTATTATCTACACTATTGTCAATAAAGCCAACCTCAATTAAAACAGCAGGTGCCTTGGTCTCCCTGAGAACATGGAAGTTCGCAGTTTTAACTCCCCTGTTTATAAAACCTAAAGCTGCAAGGGAGGTCTGTATGCTTTGTGCCAGTGCTTTAGCCTTTGTTCCTGTGTTTAGATAGGTATAAGTTTCCACTCCTCTGGCTTTTTCAGGCTGGTATGCATTCCTGTGAAAAGATATGAAATAATCATAAGTACCTCTGTTTTCAAAACTGCTCCTCGCTCCAAGGCTTACTGTAACATCTGAAGTCCTTGTTTCATCTACAATCGCTCCATATTTTCTGACTTCCGCCGCTATAGCTTTTCCTATACTCAATACATCAGCACTTTCTTTTCTGCCTTTATAGCAGGCACCGCTGTCTGAACCACCGTGTCCATAATCAAAACATAATCTTACCATTATTTATCTCTCCTCTCATTTATCTGTTCTAAAATATTCTTCAGTTTTTCAGGTACAGGAAGTCCAACCTTAGCTGAATTTTCCATTATACTGATACCTTCATTGGAAATGTAGAAAAAAATAACAGCAGTGCGTATTGCACTACCGTTTTTAACCAAATGTACATCTATTATATTTCCTATTCCCACGAGTACAAATATAAGTATCTTTTTAAATATTCCCCTGAAGCCAATTTCACTTGAAAGCTTTTTCTCAAGAACTGCTGACATAAGTCCTGTTATATAATCAACTGCCACAAAAGTAACCAGTGCATACAAAAAGCCATCGAAGCCTCCCAGGAACCACCCGGTATATGCTCCAATGACCGCAAATATTAATTGAAAACTGTTAATTAAATTTTTCACTTTATCTCCTCCACATGTTATTAATGCTGCGACATATCCAGTGGATATACATAGTCACAGGTAAAATCATATTGTATTTTCATAGTATTTGTCGGGGTTTTGGTTATTGCCTCCGGAAGTAGTGTATGTGCTGAAGCCGGAACGATATACTGCTGCTTTAACTCTCCATAATTACTATCGCCAGCTGTAAACAAGGTTGATGTATCTTCATCCCATGCAATACTATCGTAATCAGTAGATGTAAAATTTGAAGTGCCGTAAATGCTCATATCGCTGTTAAGCTGAAGACAAGTGCCATAATTTATCATTACCCAAAATTTATTATTGGGTATTTTAGTTAAAATAATATTTCCTGAACTTCCTGTGTATATTTCAGCTTTGCTTGAAAAAGTACCGTCTTTATTGTACTTTGCTACGCAGCTTTTATATTTGGAACTTGAACCTGAGGAATCCGTGCAGCCATTGTACGTTATATACACATTGGCAGCATTTACTGCCATATCATAATAATGCACACCTGATACAAGTTCACCTGGAATTGCAGCACTTTTAAGATAAGATTCTGCTAAAGTAAAATTTTTATCCAGCTTTTTAAAAGAATCGTCACTTATAAGTATCCAGAAATTTGTACCGTCATAAGCTATAGCTTTAGCGGCTGCAGGAAGAGTTATATCACTTTTCTTGTCACCTGTAATCTTGTCATATGCATATAGTGTTACTGAGTTAATTTTCAATGCATAGAGATTTGTTTCATCCGTACACAGATTATAGTCAGGAAGGTAGTTTCCACTGCTGCCTGCTTCTAAAGTTCTCTTGGTATACAGTGAATTTATCTTCGGACTTTGAGCACTGCTTCCAACTCCTGCTCCGCCGGTCCAGTATATGCTTTTAAAAGTTCCGTTGGCTGCATTTGTTGGAAAATCCATAACATAATGTTTTGTGTTTTCATTTCTTGTTGTTTCAACATTATTTACATTACCCTTTAAGCTGTCACTGCTGCTGTACTTATATATGCTGTCAGCATAACCTATAATATTTCCCCAGGTGAAATAATCATAAGGATCTTCTGGAATATCTCCCGTAGTAAGAACCATTATCCTGAACGGATAAGTTGTATATATCCGGGTAAGCAGATCATCCTGATCATTATCCAGCATAGGATAATAAAAGCCATCAAGATAAGCTATGTTTCCAAATACGGCAGATATTCTGTTTTCACTTTCAGCTTCATAGGTCTGTTTTCCAGTAAGCGAATCATAAAGCTTGACTGTGGCGGTACCTGCGAAAGGCATTATCAGTTTTTTCTTCAATACTTCTATTTTAGTTCCTTTTATTAGATCTTTGCTGTAAGCTAAACTTTCTTTGTAAGGCATAGGATTCCTCCTCTATAAAATTTTGAATATAAAAAAAGCCTATACCTTTTTAGGTAAAGACCTTCCGCCGTATAATGAATATTGCTAAGAATAAGATAACTTTTATTTAAATTTATTTTATAAGTATAAATAAAGCTATGAATATTAGTGCAAAAAGAATTATACAAATATACATACTCTTTTTATCTCTATTTATGATAACCAGCCTAGTTAAAACTATCATAAAAAATAAAGCACTTATAATAGATAAATTTAATATGACAATGGTCTTAATTCCGTTAGTTGCCAACTCTTTAATTGCAATAATATTTGAAAACAGTATTGCAATTATACCTGCAAATACTGATAATACTTGAATATTTTTTATAATATTATCATCAAGATTTTTTTGTATATTTTCATAAGTTTTTTCAGCCTTCTGAATCTTACTTGTAAATTGCGTTTGCATATTATTTATCTCTTCTTGGTGCGGAGTAAAAAATTCATTAAATGCCTCTTCAAAAGCACTCCTAAGAGTATTTGTAGATTCTTCAAGTGATTTCGTTTCTTCTTCATCTAGACATATCTTACGGTATACATTACTTCCAGATACCTGCATATGAGTTGTTAATTTAATTTTACTACTTTCTATATTAACTTTCTTTTGTGTATAGAATGAACTTCTATTAGAATCTTCATCCTCTGTTGCATTGTTTTTGTAAGGATTCTCATCTTCAGTTACATATTCTATTAATCCTAAATTTACAAGCCAGTTTATATTATTTTCTATGAGTTTTTTACTCTTTAATATATTACTTTTTTCAATGGCTTTATAAACCATTTGGATATCCACTTCACTAACGGTAACCCACCTATGTTTTTCTAAATACTCTGCACTACATTTTGCAATAGCCATAAAAATCTCATAGGAATCATTTTTTTTTAATTCATCAATAAAATATTGTTCATTTCTTATCATTTATATATCCCCTATTTTTCAATTATTTTATTATAAAACATCAAGTATTGAGGGAACTTAGTTCCCAAAGTGTTATATTTACATAATATCTTACAACTGAGTCTCAACTAATTCTAGTATAACATGAAATTTAAGGAAGTTATGTTAAATTGTTTAACCATTCTAAGGACAAAATATACTTTCTTCCTACACCGCATTGTAGTTAACCCTTATTTGTTTTAGCTTTAGAATATCTGTACTTGAGGTAATTTCCATATACCACGCAAACCTCATCTTTTTATCTAAAAGTCCGAGAGATGTCCACTGTGCTTCGGTAATTCCCTGAAGATCTGCAACGGACATCCCTTTTAACTTTACATCCTGCATATTTTCTATATCCACCAGTACCCATGAACTTCCGTTCCACGCTTTCCATGTAGTTCCACTATCTGTACTTGCTATAAAAACTATAATTCCACTGCCTGCACTGTCCATGGTCAATACAACATTTATAATATCCTGTATATAGGCTTCACTAAATGAAACATCTTCCAGCATTCTTACTATTATAGGTTTAGGAACAATTGTCTGGGTTATTTTTGGTGCAGGAAGTTCTTCTGAAGGTGACCATATTTTTAAGATCGGAGATGGAGATACAAGTCCTGTTCTTTCTTTGCGGCAAATATCATCACCATAGGTTTGAAATTTTTCTGCTGTCATGGGAAGTTCTGAAACCTTTACATATCTTTCACTTATATTATCCCAGTGCTTAATATCACTTCCGTCAACTATAAGATATTTTATATCGTTCTGAATATAGGAACCTTCCTTGACAGTATACGCTTTTCCCTGATCCTGCCCGGGAATAAAAGCATAGGATTTACTGTTTTCAAGAGTTAAGGCAGTATTTCCAAGCACAGGATTTGCAAAGGAGTTCGTGCCTGTATTAGGTATTTTATCAATGACAAGCACCATGGCACTGTCATCAAACAGTATAATCTCCCATATAAGATCAAAAGTTCCCCAGCTACTGTAGATTTGATTCCCTTCCCATCTGATTCTGAATGTTGACCTGCCATTTACTATTTCTTTTGCATAGTAAATATTGTCTGCCCCTGCATCTCTCCTGTTTATCTTAAGCTGTTCAGCTGAACCGGTGAAACCAATCCAGGAATTTCCGCTTATGTTGATTGTAGTTCTGCAGTTTACACCATTGTAGAAAAAGTCAAAACCTATATCGGGGAAATTAACTGTACTGTCATCATTATGGGAACTCAATAAGGTCATACCGCTGTTTCCCTTTGGAGAAATTATGGTTGCAGTGTATATACCCAATTATTCCACCTCCAATTTTTCAATGCCTGCAAATTTACTGCCATCCAGAAGTTCAAAGCTGTACATTTTACCTGAATCTATTGTTTCATCAGCTGCCACTTCTTCATAAACTGTTCTGAAATAAAGTCCATCACTATCCAGTATTAATACATTTTCATCTATTGAATATCTGTACTTGTACTGTTGGGTAAAATACAGAATATCCCCATACTTTTTAATTGAAATGTCATGATTTGTACTCATCTGCTTTCCACTAGTAATTGCTGATATATCTGCTGTTTTGTAAACACTCAATGTAGAAATAACAGGTATTTGCATTTCTGTTTTTATACATTTACTTTTTACTTTGCTTAAATACAAGCTGTTTATATTCACAAGTTTCTGACTCTCAAGACATTCTGCATGCGGGTGTTGGGCACTTAATCCACCCTGGAGATTTCTTCCGTCAATCATACACTGAAGATTGAACATTGGTATATTTACTGTACCTGTATCCACCTTTAAAAACACCGCTATATAATGTGCTCCCTGCTGAACCTGAGGTATTCCAAGAGGCATACCTATAACATTATCCCCCTGCTGCAACTTCTGCCTGGGTGTAAATACAATATCCTCATTGTCCAGCTGAATCTGAATTGTTACTGTGCATGAACTCTCTGTTGTGCAGTACATGCTAAAATTCATTGAAAGATTTGTATCTGCCACTGCTGTTATCCCGACATAAACCGGTTCAACAGGTGATGTACCTACAGTCAGTGGCACAGGATTGGCATAATAAAGCATTGAGCTGAAAGACTCAGCCACCTTATTTCCCAGTTCATCCAGGGTTGTTTTAATATTTGCCGTATCAAGCTTATTCAATATGCTGTCCTTTGGCTGTCCGAGTTCAACTTTAGCATTTACACCTGTCAGAACATCCTTCTTTATTTTAATTACAGGTACTTTTACATCAATATCAAAGTCTTTATGTCTTACTATAACCAGATCTCCTATGCTTACTGCCTGGAGATGTCTATAGTTTTCATACTCCTTTGTCCTGCTGAGTTCAACAAAATCCACATCAATATTCACCTTGCTTAATCCTATTATCTCTGCTGCCTCCTGGGCCAATGATCTTAATGTGACCTCATCTTCTGCCTCTTTGAATTCCACCTTTTTTATTATGGGAAAAGGCGGATAAGCATCACTGTTCCAGTTGGGTACACTTATATATTTTTCAGTAAGCTTTATACCATTTTTACCTACAGGATAGAGCTTTGTCGCAACACTTGTCGTGTCTATATTGAATTTCAATCCTGTTATATTCTTACCCCGGGCAATCAATACTCCTGCATCACTACCTATAGTTTTTAATATCTTGATATCAAAGTTGTCTCTTTTAAGTTCTCCGCATCCCCATATAGCAATTATTGAAAATATGGCTTCCACAGGATTTTTCTCTGTAATACTGATGGAGTTTGAAGTTATAATATCACTGTCTGCAGAATATATAGTTATCAGGTCTCCTACAAGGGACTTCTGTAGAGCTGTCTTAACACTGCAGTTTTCAGCCCGAATATTTTCTATAAAGTAATACAGAAGATCATAAAATATGTGTTTTGCCCACACCTTGATGATATTTTTAACGCCGCTGCTTTTTTCCACTTTATATATCCTGAAAAGCTGCCCGTGTGCCTTAATGATATTCCACTCTGCAAGGTACTTTGCCTGTTTAGAATTTGCAGGATACTCGAGTTCTAATGAATAATCGCCGTTTAATTCTTCAGTTATATAACAGCTTACAGCGTCACTTAATACTCCGAAGCCGCTGTTGTCAAAGTTTCCTTTGGCAGTTTTTTTATCATAAACACACATCATTTTATCAACTCAAATCATTTTAATTCTGGATAATAAAAAAAGCTTACTATAATTATAATAAGCTAATTTAATGTAAGAATCCTACTTTAATACTTTCCTTATCAGTTCAATTTCATCAATATCTAAATCTGTCAGTTCTTTTATTGTTTCGTTATCCATACCTTTTTTAATTGCTCTTTTGACTATCTCTATAGTTTTTTCTTTTTTTCCTTCATCTTTTCCTTCATCTATTAAGCTCTTACCGAGTTCGGTCATTTTCAATTTCTCCTGCTGATTTTAAAACCTCATTATACAACTTTATTGACATTCTAAAACCATTCTCTATTAATACATCTAAATATTCCTTTATACTATTAATCTTTTTACACTCTTTTGCCAACAATAAGATACCCATAAGTCCAATTGATCTTAATAATACTGTTTCTGCAAAGTGTCTGGCTGATCTATCATCTATTATTACTCTTTTTATTTTTAATTCTTTTGCTGCAACCATTACTTCAAGTTCGCCCCTATGAAGTCTTCCGTATAATTGCTCTACCAAAAGTTTGTTTTTTACACTATATATTTTTATACAGCCATTCTTCACAGCTTCAATTAATTCTTCTGCTCCTATATTTTTAATCTTTTCACCTATTGTTATTTCTCTATAAACCTCATCTGTAATATAAACCTCACCAAAAATTTCCCACAGCAGATCTAATTTTTTAATGATACTTAATCCTATAATAGGACTTGAATTACATACAACTTTAATCATTCCTGCTTTCTCCCAATTCATCTTTAAAGTCTTTTACTGCAATTTTATCGAGCCGGAATTCATCTTCCGTATATTCATTCCAGGATATATTTTTATTCTTAAGCAAAGTCATAAAATCAGCAAGTTCCATTTCTGCTATTTCCGCTGCCCTTGCTAAAGATACTGATCTGCTGGTAAATAATGCAATTGCTATAGATATTTTTATATTGCCATCTAAAGATTTTGAAAGGCCTAAATCTTCTATAAGAGGTATTAAGTCGTTAGATATATTTAAATCGACCTTTACTTTTTCAGCACTCATTTATTTCACACCCTTAATCATCATTTATTATAATTATACCCTATAATATAGATAAATTAAATTATCTTCTGTATTTTTTATTTATATCATTACAGCCACCGCCAGTTTGGCAGAAGTTCAGCTTTAACAACATCTCCACTCCATTCTATTATATTTTCCCCCGGTTTCAGTTTCAGAAACTCCCCTGCCATCTTTGCATTCAGATTATTTCCTGCATCATCATAGCAGTCCTGTATAACTGAATTCACTATGATTTTTTCAGTTACACCTTTAAAACTTATCTGCTCATCATTTACTTTAAGAACTATATCACCAGAGCCATAGATGTTCATTACAGGTTCGCTTTCCACAGTTCCCGGGTTCATTACAGCCGTGCCTGAACTTATTATATTCATCATGTCATTTTCCACCGCATATTTAAATGGCCTGCAGTTAAATATTACAGGAAACTCACTGAAGTATTTATACACCTGCTTAAAGTCAATGGCATTTACTACCTGGGCAATATATTTCTTATCAGGCTGGAAGCTGAATATCAGATCACTCTCACCTGCCGTAAAAAGCCATGCTTTTATATCATCAATTTTATCTGGCAAATTATGTGTATCCTTTACTGAGCACTCAACAGTCAGTATTATATCATCATAGGTGTTTTCATCAAATCTTAAGTCTGAATCCCTACCCGGAATGTTTATTGTATTCACCCTGCGCTTCGGAGAGGGAATATCCGGTCTTCCGGCTATTAAAATGCCAAAGTTATCCCAGCTGTTCTTACCGCCAAAATCAAAACTCAGCACATTAAACTCCTCCTTTTCCCAGGGCAGTTTTCTGCCTGTAAAATTCAAGTTCATAGGCAAGCTGCTCTATATCTTTTTCAGTGTAATTATTAAAGTTTTCTATATGCAGGGTAAGTCCGTTTTTGCTGCTCATATTCCCTTTTTCTTCTGAACTATTGCTATAATTATGGGATACCGGTATTTCTGACACCCCGGGACTTACTTTCATGTCAAGCGACAATCTGCTTACAGCATCAGAGACAAGATATCTGCTTTTATTTATCCCTTCCGCCAATCCTTCCATAAAGTCCGGCATCCAGCTTTCGTAATCGGTAAGAGGCCCTTCATCCGGAACTGAAAAGTGAAGATAGCTTCTTATTTTAGCAGCCAGTGCGCTTACCGCATCTTCAACTCTCCCTATGGCAGATCTTATGCCATTAACAATTCCATTCACGAAATCCACTCCGTAGCTCCAGGCTCTGCCCGGTAAACCTGTCAGATAACTTAATGCACTGTTTATGCCGCCTTCTATGGAACTTCTTACGCTTCCTATGGTGCTTTTAACTCCATCTCTCATTCTGGTAAACATACTTGAACCATAATTATAAAGCTTCCCGGGCAGTCCTGAAAACCAAGACAGTACAGAATTCCATATATTAATTACAGTTTCTTTTATACTGCTGCATAAACCTGTCACAGATTCTTTAAGTCTGGTCCAGGCATTTACTGCAGTATTTTTTATAGTTTCCCATATATTTGTTAAAGCTGTTTTTATATTTGTCCATATATGCTCTGTATCAGATTTTAACTTTGTAAAGTTTCCGGTAACTATATCAAAGATTATAAGAACTGCCCCTAAAACAACATTTTTTATAATATCCCAGGTATTCTGAAATATTGTCCTGTAAAAATTTAAGGCAGGTTCTAAAAAGCTTTTTATACTGTTAAGGCCGCTGCTTACTGTATTTTTTAAAGTTTCCCAGACAGTAAATGTAGCAGTTTTTACATTTTCCCAGGCACCAGATATAGACATTTTGATATTTTCAAAAACAGTGGTAAGATTGTTCCAAAGCTGAGCAGCTCCCTGCGAAATAACATCCCAGTGCTTGTAAATTTCATATCCTGCAAATATGGCAAGGCCTATGCCAATAACCCATGGATTAAACACCATTCCTAAGATCTTAGACATACCACCTAATTTTCCTGCTGCGGTTGACACCTTTCCTATTGCTGTGGATATATCTCCCACAGCTCTTACCACACTTCCGATTCCAACCAGAGCCGGACCTATTGCAGCAATCACTGACCCTATGACAAGTATTATTTTCTGAGAACCCTTATCCAGTTTTCCAAATGCCTGTATCCATTCATTTAACCCGGCAATTATAGGAGTTATTATAGGGAGTATATTCTGTCCCATTGTAGCACCCAGTTCTTTTAAGCTCTCCTGAAATACTCTCATCTGGTTGGCAGTACCCGCACTGGTACGTTCAAAATCGCCATGTGAATTTTTTGTTTTGTCCATGACATAGTTATACCTGAGCTGAACTTTTTCTGCTTCGGTCATATCCTGGGTTCTCTTCTGTATTCCCTTAGAATAGGCATACTGCTGCAGATTCGTATCTGTCATAACTATACCAAGCATTTTCAGGCTCTCTGTTTCTCCCGTAAATATTCCGTTTAAAGCTTCTTCAGCCTGTTTTATATCTATATTTTTAAAACTGGACAGGTCACCTGCAAGTCCAACAAGAGACATGGACATTTTTGCGGCTTCCCTCTGATTTAGTCCCATGCTTGTTGCCATATCCCCATAGAGAGCGGACATATCAAGTGCAGTACCCTTTGCTATGCCGTAGCTTTTTAAAGTTGTATCTGACCAGTTTTTTACACTTTGACTGACACTTCCAAATGCAACTTCAACTTTATTCATACTTTCACTTGTATCTGAAGCAAGCCTTATACTTGCGGCTCCTGCAGCAACAAGCGGGGCAGTTACTGCAAGTGAAAGTTTAGATCCTGCACCTGCCAGTCCCTCACCTATGGATTTCATTTTATTTCCCACTCCATCAAGACTTTTACCCAAGGCTGTCCACCTGCTGCTCTGAACTTCTATTTCTTTATTTGTTCTTGAGAGTTCTCCTTCCATTTGTGAGAGAGACTGTTTAGCCTTGTTGAGTTTTATTTCAAGTTCCTGGGTTGCCCTGCTGTCTCTGCCTTTAGTCTGTGCACTTTTAGTATAGGCCTGATCAAGAACAGTTACTCTCTGTTTCTGAAGCTCCAATTGTTTTGAAAGGCTTTGTAATTTTAGCCTGAGTCCTTCAAGTCCCTTTGAATTTTCTCCAAGTGCCGCAGTATTTGCTTTAAATTCACTGTCAAGCACTCTGAGATTTCTGTTGATACTGCTTATACCATTTTGAAATCCACTCGAATCCAGTCCTATTTTTACAGCCAAACTTCCGAGTTCTTCAGCCATACTCTCTCACCACCTGTCTACAATATATTCAAAACATCATTTAGATTCTTTTTATATTCTTTGTCTGCCCTGTAAATCAAGATATCAAAATAGAAGAATATGTCCGTTTCATCAATATCATTCAGCGTCCATCCCTGCTCCAGAAGTTCCGAATATATCTCCTTTATAAAATCAAGCGGAGAAAGCTTTTCTTCTGCTCCTCCGCCTACTTGTTTGGGAATTCATTTAACTTCTTTCCCAGGTTTCCCACTATTCCGTTTATACTGCTGTTAAGAGTCTCTATGAGTTTATCAGCATCCAGGCCATCATAAAAATCATCTCTTCCAAATTTGTTCCCGTAAAGCTCTACCACAAAATCAACCAAACCGTCCAGATCCTTTGTCTTCAGATTATTAAAGTCTATATTTTCATTTATCTCTATGGCTCTTCTGAGCATTCTAGTTTTCACCCTGGGCATTACATAGGTTTTATCATTTAATATTATTTCCACAATTTGTCCCTCCTCCTTTTATATTAAGCTGATGGCTTATAAACATTTGTAAACCAGGTATCCCCTCCTGTAAATCCGCTGTCCTCATCGGCAGTATACTTCCACCTTCCGTCTGCCCTTGTAAGAAAAATGCCCTTAAGTTTTGGTGTCTGAAAATTCGTCTTGTCCTCCTGAGTTGAATGTTCTTCCTCCGGTTCGCTGAACTTACCCTTAAGGAGCCATACATATCTATACCTGCCGTTTGCTTTCTTTATCTTGAAACCCACAGCTGCATAAGGTGCTGTATCATCAGCTGAATAGCTCATTACTTTTGTTGTTTCATCCAGACTATGACCTAAAAGTACTGCCTGCACCTCCAAAGGCAGATCCTGGGTTTCAATTTCAACTTCCACCTCTCCCATGCTGGATACTGTCTCAACTGCCCTGTCATCTGCATAGAGGGTGTCTGAATTACTCTTCGGACTTATCTTCACATTTATTGCCGGTGAAATTAAATCCGGTATTCCATAAGTTACCGCTGTTTCATCTGTCAAAACTGCATATACTAAATTTTCCACTCCCACGGGAGCACTGTTTACTACCTGAGGCATATATTATTTCCTCCCTTTGATCAATCTAAATAGAAAAATCTTAATGCTTTATGATATATTTTTGTATCCTTCTCAAATAAATCAGCCGCAGAAGTTCTTATAAACCCTGCGGCTTTCATATAACTTTTTACCCTTTCTGCAAGTTCCGTATAATCATTTTTACTCCAGATATCTATCTGGATGTAATAACCTGCGGCTTTTTCTTCATTGTCAGCATACTGCTCACTTTGCTCCAGATAGCTAAAAAAGGTTATATAGGTATTTTCCCTGCCGCTGTATTTCTGAAATGAAACAGGAATGTTCAATGGTTTCAAAGCCTGCACTATCAGACTATTTATCATTTTAAGCCCTCCTTCAGGGTTTCAGCTATAGTTTTCTGTATTTCCTCTTTATTTTTTTCATAGGCCGGCTGCAGAAATGGTCTTGCAGATATTTTTGAAGTTCCGAATTCTAAAAATTTACCGTAGAATATCTTCGAATTATCACTTTTATCCACACCTACAAGGATGTATTTAACTCCTTCTTTCTTCTTTACACTGCTTATTTTAAGTCCCTTTCTTAGCCTGCCGCTCCTGTCATTAAATGCATTTGTGACCTTTGCATCTTCAAGTACAGGTTCTGCGGCATTTTTCAACGCCTTGTTTTCAAGCCTTGTTATGTTTGTACCCATCTGGCTGAGCTTATCTAGTATTTGATCCACTCCCTTGAGTTCTATATCAGCCACTTTTCTCGACCTCCACAGCTTTTATTTCTATAAATCTATTTTCGTATTTGATATTGTCAGCAGAAGTTATGCTGTACTGTTTACCTTCAAATAATATCCTCATATCACTGGATATACCGTATAAATACCTTATAGTAAATTTAACAGTTTTCTCTGCCTGGACTGCTGCTGCCTGGTAGTATTCTTTTCCTGATAAATTCGAAACCGATGCCCATACTGTTTTATAATCCTGCCAGACTTCAGTCTCAAATCCATTTTCATTAACTTCGGTAATAAATTTCTGAAATGTTATTCTGTATCTTAAATCGCCTATAACCACAGTTTCACCAGCTTTCCTTCCTATAGGAAAACAACAGTCTTGTCATGATATCCAGTACCTCTTTTATCTCAAAGTTTTCTCGATTTTCATACATATTAGCTGCGGCAAATAAAACAGCCTGCTTCACTGTATCCGGTACTGTATCAAGTTCTGACAGCGGATACCTTAATATTCCCTCGCAGATTTCTTCTGAAGCAGTTATAAAATCAGTGATGAGTGTATCTTCCTCATCACCGTCAACTCTCAGATAAAGTTTTGCCTCCTCAAGTGAAATTATCATACACCCACCTCCAATTTAACCCTCTGCTTAGTTTTATGACATAAGTCCGGCATTTTTCAGTTTTGTAAGAAGTTCATTAAAATCATCTTTAAGTCCAGTTATATCTGCGGCAGTACTGTCAGATTGTGACTCTGCTCTGGTAAACTGTGTTCCACCAATTTTAATTTCACCGCCATCTGTGATTTCAAGTATGCCTTTTACAATCCATTTGTCTCCACCCTGCTCCGCATAATTTTTTACATTACTCATTTAATCTCACCTACGCTTTCATCTGCAAAATCTTAACGGCTTCAGGAAGTATCAGCTTTCCGTCAACTCTTTGTGCCGCCTTAAATCCAATCTGTCCTGTTGCTGCATAGAGTTCATTTAATCTCTGGAAGGATCTTCCCTGCCTGTCTGCCACCCAGTAGTAACTGAGATCACCAAAGGCTATAATCTTTGCACTTGACCCTATTGCAGGTACATAAGCAGATGTCTTTACAGGTCTGTTAAGTATGGTATCGGGCTGCTGTGCTGTAACAGAAGGCTGCCAGATGTACTGACCGCTTCCGTCTTTAAGCTTTCTTATAGATTTAACAGTTGAGTCATTCATTAAAAATACAGCACTTTTTCTGTAGGGAGATTTAAGTGAATAGAATAAATCCATAATCTCATCCAGAGTTATTGATGCCGCACTTGATGCTGTGACCCCGAGTTCTCCTCCGCCTGTCCCGTTAAATATTCCTGTAGGTTTTCCCGTACCGTCACCTGTAAAAAAACTTTCTTCTTCTTTAGCACCGATTCTCCTCGCAAACTCTTTTGCTATATAATTCTCTAAATTAAAAACACTGTCATTAAGAAGTTCCTCGGAAACCTTAATCATAGTGGCCAGTTTATATGCTCCTATTGATACCTGTGAAAATACATCATCTGATTCCGGAATAGCTCCTTCTTCATCCACCCAGGATGCGGTTCCCTTAGATGCGACCACAGGGATTTTCTTATCCCCCGATGATGTGGTGATTATATTTGCAAGCTGCCTGAATATGTTCTGTTCTTCCAGGCTTTCAATAAGTGTTTTTTCAAACTCATCCGGTGCAAGGAAACCTCCTTCACTGTCAGTTCCAACCTGCAGGGCATTCTGAATATCAAAGCTGCTCTTATTTCTCATGGTTTTCCAGAAAGCACTTTTATACTCATCTGATGCCCTTCCTGTCTTTTCTCCGGAAATGTTTCCACCGGGATTGTTCCTGATTGCACTTGAAGTTGCCTTTGAAAGTTCCAGATCCAGTGCTGCCTGTCTTTCAAGCCTGTCTATTTCCTTTCCCAGGTTTACAACATCGGCTTCCATCTTTTCGTATGCGGCAGTATCTTCTGCGGATAATAATCCGCTTTCATTTCTCCTGCTGTCCAGAAAAGCCTTTGTACTGTCCCACAATTTAGCTCTCTTTTCTCTGAGTTCCAATATTTTATTCATGTACATTCCTCCTGATTTAATATTTTAGAAGTTCAAGTCTTTTAAAAAGCTGCTCATATTGTATACCTGTTTCTGCCACAGGCTTCATTTGTTTCGTCTTCGGTATTTTCCTCATTAATGTGTTGGTGACAGTGACCTTGTCAAATATAAAACCGTCAGTTACATCTTTCTCAGCATCACCGTACAGAACTTCATCTGCAAAACCAAGCTCCACTGCCTTCTTAGAACTGAACCATGTTTCAGCATCCATCATCTTTGATATTTTTGCCCTCGGAAGGCCTGTCTTTTGTTCATAGGCGTTTATTATGCTCTCCTTTACCTCTGACAGCATATCCATTCCATTTTGAAGATCTGATGATTCTCCAAAAATAACTGTAGAAGGATTATGAATCATCATCATTGCAACAGGGGACATCAGCACTTCATTTCCTGCCATGGCAATAACTGAAGCTGCACTGGCAGCTATACCGTCAATCTTTACTGTTATCCTATCTTCATACTCTTTCAGCATGGTGTAAATCTGATTTGCGGCAAAAACATCTCCTCCCGGAGAATTGAGCCATACTGTTATGTCTCCCTTGGAAGCTGTAAGCTCATCCTTAAACTGCTTTGGAGTAATGTCATCATCAAACCAGCTGTCCTGTGCAATATATCCATCAAAATAAAGCGTTCTGCTTTCTTCATTTTTTACCCAGTTCCAAAATTTACGTTTCATTTTCTTTCCTCCATTCTTTTCCTTTGATATATGCCCCAACATCTTCAAGTTTAAGCATATTGCCGTTCATGGCATATATATCTCCATTTTCAATAGTATTCATATTCTCTAAAGTTCTGACATCGTTCGGACTCAGGAACCCGTTTTGAATTCCTATTGCATAACCCTGCATCCTGGAAGCATAGTCACCCCTCAGCAGTCCTTCTACTACAAAGCTTACAAAATACTCCTTTTTTTCACTTTCAGTAAATAAGGCTTTATTAATTGACTGCTCTATTCTCACCAGCCAGGGCCTTATAGTATGGACAACAAAACTAATGGACTGATGTTCTATGTTGCTGAAAGTTGCTTTATCCAAATTTGCTACCAGATGCGGAGGGACTCTGAAAATTCTGCAGATTTCCTCGGTCTGAAATTTCCTGGTTTCTAAAAACTGTGCCTGCTCCGGCGGGATTCCTATACTCTGAAACTTCATACCTTCTTCAAGGACTGCAACTCTGTGTGAGTTACTGCTTCCCTGATATACACTGTTCCAGCTTTCTCTCACTCTTGCAGGATCTTTTACTATACCCGGATGCTCAAGCACACCGCCTGGGTTTGCACCGTTTGCAAAGAACTTAGCACCATATTCTTCCGTCGCTATGGCCATGCCAATCGCATTTTTAGCCATGGCTATTGGAGAATATCCAATTAATCCGTCAAATCCAAGTCCGGGAATGTGCAAAACTTCATCAGATCTTAGTGAATAAAGCTGCCCCTCTTTGTTGTAAACATAGTAAATCTGTCCCTTATCATTTCTGTCTACTGTCATTTTATCCGGCAGCAGAGGATAAAGAGCAATTACTCTCCCTATGCCATCGCGAATTATCTGTGCATAAGCATTTCCCCATAATAAAAGATGACCCGTAAGTGTTTCTCTAAACACAAATGAGGTCATCTCAGAGTTTGGTTCATCTGCAAGAAGATGATATATGGAATGTTCTGTTGCTTTTTCCTTACCGTTTTCAGTATGTCTGTAGGTATGAAGCGGCAGTGAAGCTATGGTTTCAGAAAGTATTCTGACACAGGCATAAACTGCGGTAGTCTGCATTGCAGTTCTTTCATTTACAGTTTTGCCGCTTGTGGTACTTCCAAAGAAAAAGCTGCAGGTACTCTGCCAAAAGCTGTTCTTTGGACCTGCTCTGGATTCCCACAGCCTGGATAGTATCGGTATTTTCATTAATATTTACCTCCTAAAAATGGGTATGAAAAAAGCACCTGTTTAACAGATGCTAAGATTACCAACTTTTACATATCAAAATTTAATATTTCTTAAACTTCTAGACTACTACTCTATTTAATTTGTTTGCAATACTATATCCAGTTAAAGTCTTTTCAATGATATTGGAATTATACAATTTATCTATACCATTTAAAATATCCTCATTTGAAAATCTTTTTGCCTTATCTTCTGACCATTGCTTAAAACCTTTCAAAATTTCATCTTTAGATAGAGATTTTTGTTCCTCTATCAAAAATACAATTGTTGATAAGCCTTCTAACTCATGATTTGTTTTAATAGAATTTACATAATCTGCTGCTTCATCGATAAACGGTAGCAACTGATTTAATTTCCTTTCTATATTACTACTTACTATTTTATTATATAAAATTCTATATGCTTCCTCCGTATTTTTTACATTATGATATTTTTGAAATTCTTTAATATTTCTGCTAATTATATATATGGAATTATCATATGGTCCATATTTATGTCTTTTAAAATTAAAGTAAGGTTGGTTCGAAAATATGTTTATAAAATAAGCTGTTTTTTGCAACCTAAGTGAATTAAATCTATTCAGCCGTTTCTTTATTTCCATGAGGACAAGTGCTGACATACTCAATTTAGGTTCAATCGTTGGTTGTGAAACATAGTTTTTAGATGGTTCATAAATATATATTTGTATATCATCAGATATCACAGACAATTTTTGCTCGAGTAAATATTTCACTTCATTCCATATAAGCCCGCCATTGCCACTACCTAATGGTGGAATAGCAATAGTTCTAATATTCAGCTTATTAATCAATTTTATTAATTCATCAAGTCCATCTGCAATATACTCCATCTTAGACTTTGCTCTCCATTTATTTTTAGTAGGAAAATTTATAATAATTTTTCCTCTTTCTTTAAAATAATGTAACTTTCCTACCGTAAGTTCGCCTCTATTACACGCTTTAACATAATCCTTATTATTTTCAGGATATTGTAATTTAAATTGATAAGCTATTCCTTTTCCCATGTATCCTTCACAATTTACAGTATTAACCAAAGCTTCTGCTGCTGATTTTAATAAATCTCCTGCTGTATAAATAATCATATTTTCACCCCCTTTAATATATTTTTAATTTAATCTAAAACCAGTTTTGAATATCGACAAACGGTGGAGGAAATTGTATATTATTATTTTCTAACTTTTCTTCTACTAATGATTTAACCTTTTCACTTTTAACATAAATGCAATGAAACCAATTAACTGGTATTTTTAAATCGGTTAAGCATTCAGCCATTTTAACATGTTTAACATAATCATTATTTACTCCAACAGTTTTCATTGTATCCCAATCTATCTCATTAAATCCTTCATCATATTCTAATAATCTGCATTCCTGTATAGAGAGAGGATGCTCAGGCAATATCTTAAATTTATTGCATTTTGCTAATTCTCGTGTGATGCATATATATATGAACTCTTCTCCTTCATAAGTATGCTTAACTGCTACATCAAAAGACGAATATGGATGAAAGTGAAACGGAATATAGCCATCTAATCCAAGCTGTATTCGCTTTGATATAATCTCTTGATCAGCAACATCTGAAAAACTCATATTAGTATCTTTTACAATTTTTCTTGATAATAAACCATTTTTTAAAATAGAATCTAAATTATTCAATCTTGTTAAATGATAAAGCAACTTCCCCTCTTTAACATTTCTTAATCCCACAGTAAAAATTCCCCCAACATACGAAATATATGAATAAACTGCACTAATTACATAAATATTAATTTATATATATTATAACATAAATTTATTACAGCTATATTAATAATTTTCGGCTTAATAAATGTCTACAGAACCAATATCCCCCTATCATCATAAACACTGCTCTTATTCTCATTTCTAATAGCTCTATCCAAGGCCATTATTAAAGCTACTGCACCATCAATTTTTTCTGTGCTTTTTTCCTTATCAGGCTTTATATTTCCTGCCGGGTCAGTTTTGACATATATATTGTCCATCATCCACCTGAGCACTGGATTTCCTCCATGTGCTATTTTCTTCTCTAGTGTTAGTTTCATTAATTCCTTGGAAGACGGAGACATATCCTTATATCCCTGTCCAAAAGGAATAACTGTAAATCCCATACCATCAAGGTTCTGTACCATCTGCACAGCTCCCCACCTGTCAAAAGCTATTTCTTTAATGTTATACTTTTTACTGAGTTGTTCAATAAATGTTTCTATGAATCCATAATGGACCACATTCCCTTCAGTAGTTTTAATAAAGCCTTGTTTCTCCCAAACATCATAAGGAACGTGATCTCTTCGTACTCTCAGCTTTAAGTTATCTTCTGGGATCCAGAAGAAAGGTAAAACTATATATTTTTCATCTATTGTTCTTGGCGGGAATACCAAAACAAAAGCAGTAATATCAGTAGTACTTGAAAGATCAAGTCCTCCGTAACATTCTCTGCCACTTAGTAAATCCATATCTATACCAAAATCACATTCGTCCCATTTATCCATCTGCATCCAGCGTGTTGACTGCTTTACCCACTGATTTAATCTAAGCTGACGGAATATATTTTCCTCAGCTGGATTTTCCTTCGCACTGTTATAGGCATTTCTGACTTTTTCTATATCAATAGTGTGATCAAGAGATGGATTGGCTTTATACCAGTTCTTCTCATCACCCCAGTCATCACTATCACCTATACCGTAAATAACCGGATAAAAAGTTTGATCTATTTTTCTGCCTTCTATTATATCCAGTGCCTTTTGGTGCTGTTCAAAGCATATGGAATTTCTGTCCGTACCTGCAGTAGTTATAAGAAAAAATAAAGGCTGCAACCTTGCATCTCCAGAACCTTTTGTCATAACATCAAATAAATCCCTGTTAGGCTGTGCATGGAGTTCATCAAAAACAACTGCATGAACATTGAGGCCGTGTTTTGTATAAGCTTCAGCTGACAGTACCTGGTAGAAACTGTTTGTAGGTTTGTATACCAGTCTTTTTACTGACATTATCGGTTTTATTCTTTTCTTAAGAGCTGGACACTGATCAATCATATCTACTGCCACATCAAATACGATTGATGCCTGCTGCCTGTCAGACGCACACCCATAAACCTCAGCCCCCCATTCATTGTCCCCGCAGGTCATATAAAGTGCCACTGCTGCCGCAAGTTCACTTTTCCCATTTTTCTTAGGGATCTCTATATAAGCAGTGTTATACTGACGATATCCATTTTCTTTAACATTACCAAATACATCTCTGATTATTTTATCCTGCCAAGGAAGCAGATCAAAAGGCACTCCTCTCCACTGTCCTTTTGTGTGTCTGAGACATTTTATGAAATTCACCGTTCGCAGTGCTTTTATTTCATCATACATCTATTTCACCACTTCTCTCAGCATTATTTCCATAGGATCATTAACCTCATCATTTCCCTTATCTGCAACAATCCTGCTCCTTGAGGAAGGCGTAAGTCCAAACTGTTCACAGAACTTAATCATAATTTTAAGATAGGTCTGGGCAATAGATACCTGCGGCACCTGCTGCCAATATCCGCTTGGTGTTTTTATAATAGTTCCATGTCTTGATATGAATTCCTCTGCCTCTTTCCATCGTGCATAGGCCTCACAGTATCCTGCAAAAGCCGCCATATCCACTTCTGTCAGCACTCCAAGTTTCTCAAGCTGTTTTGCCGTCCTTCTCCATTCTTTTTTAGCTTCTTTATCCAGCCAGGTTGGGCATTTTGGTGCTCTTTTTTCAGGCTTTGGCTCAAATTCATTAAGCGGTCTTTTCCCCGGATTGCCTTCAAGCTGTTTTATAAGAGTTGGCTTTGGTTTTCTTCCCCTCTGTGCCATAGGTTCCACCCCCCAATCTTTAAAATTCATCATAAGAAAAGAGCCTACTTTCTTTGTAAGCTCCTATAAAACCAATCTTATTTCTGCCCGGTTAATATGAAATTTGAATACTCCTGTTCATGCTCTTCTAAGAAATATGCCAGTTCATAAAATTTCCTATTATAGGCTTCCTTCTGAATATTAACAATATCAAACATATTGTACTTTCCATCTTCTCTTATTGATAAAATCTGCCCTGCAATCTTTTCACTCATCATTTTCAATTAACCTCTTATACCTTTGTAGTTATAATTACCTTTTTTGATTTCTTCATGGTCAGCTTTTACTGCGTTATCATAATCCTTATCCTTCTTTTCCTTTTCAGAGCAGGCCATGCAGATGCACTCTGTATTGAACATTGACATTATTCTACCTTTCTCTAAGGAACCTCCGCACCTGTCGCAGGTTTCCTGTGTAAAAAATTTATCCATGGCTGCCTCCTCTTAGTTCAGATAAACATTCTGAATACGCAATCTCAAGAGTTTTCAAATCAATTTTGTTGTCAGAGTATCCTCTGGCAATTACTCCAAAATAGTATTCTGTAGGAGCCGCCGGCACATCTGCATATTCATCTGACATAACATAAAACATGGCTCCTTTTGATTTATGTCCCAACTTCACTTTAATCTGTTTTTTGATATAAAGGTTCGGGAAACCCTCATACAGATCAAGTGCTCTTTCACAATCTCCGGTTATTTCCCATAAAACCACAGGCACTGATTTATCACCGCAGGTTTCAATGTTTGCAACTCCCTTATATTTTCCTCTGAAGGTCAGTTTATACCCTTCGAGTGTTCCATTTCCTACAACCTTAGCTTTTGGACACCTGCAGTTCATCTGTTTCAGATTCATATTTGAACCGTAGGCACCATAAAGTTTCGTTTTTTCCGGCATTTTCTCATTTCTCCTTTGCAACAATTTAGTTTCAGGCAGCTTTTGGATTTCTCCAAGCTGAATTCCCGTCAAGTGATTTCATAAGATGATGTCTGCAGTTTTTAAATTCATCACCTATAAGCCCAAGTCTTAAAAGCCAGCACCTAAAGGTGTACTTTTCATTGTCCGTATGTGTACGTTTTGCCGTTGCCCTCTTCTGGACTAATGACTGATGGCTTACTGCTAGGCAGAAAACAATGTAACTTCTGATTTTTCCTGCGTGCATGGTTCCGTTAAAAAGCCGGAATTCAATAGTACTTCTGGTAAAAGTACTGTGAAGGTTAAGACCATGGTACCTGCTGGTGTGGTAATGGCGTTCCCTGCTTTCAACGCCATAGCCGCTGTACCAGATATCAGCAAGTTCTTCCAAAGTTTCAGGCTTCTTTATGTTTATAGTTTCAATCAAATCCTCATTGATTTTCCGGCAGTATCTGACTCTTGCCGGGTCAATTTGAAGGCTTTTGTAAATTAAATCTTCCTTTGAAGCCATAAGGTTAACCAAATTCTTTAATGTATTAGGGGTATGATTCTCTGCTCCTATGTGAATGTGTATACCGCATTTAAGCCTGCTTTCGCTGACTGCACCTATATGCCGCAGTTTTCTTATAAGTTCCTGCAGATTTTCTATATCCTTATCATACTTTAGAATAGGTGTTACAAGTTCCACGCTGTAACTTCTATCTTCCGGAACAAGTGTTCCTTTTTCATTTTTCATTGTCCGAATACTAGCATCACTCATTATTTTCCAAACTCTGTTGTCTTGTGCTGTTACCTTGTAGGTATCGTAGCTGTCATATACTCTTCTGATTTTTCCTTTAAGAAATTCTGAAACAACTTCAGCGGCTTTTTCTCTGGTTATTCCTGTCATTTCAATTTCCATGCCAATTGTTTGATTCTTCAAGCTTAACCCTCCAATCTCACAATGTATCCAAAGCTGTTTGAATAAATCTTATAGCCCTGGCAACCACTTTTTTGTGCTGTTTTCATAAGCTTCAATGCCTTTTCTTTGTTTTCTGCTCTAGTTCCATTGTAAAATTTGAATTCTCCGTCCTTGGTAAGCCTTCTTAATTCTTCTTGCATTTTGTTTTCCCCTTTCAAAGTGTGTTTTTTGTATACTATATATCACTCTAAAACACACATATAGCAAGAGTTTTATTCACTTTTTCTGAATATCTTTATAAGTAATTTTTTCTCCATTTCTTAATAAAGATACACCCTCATCAGTAGCTGCTTGCTCAATATATCTTTTGACAATAACATCCACATACTTTTCATCAACTTCAATGATATAACAAATTCTATCTGTCTGTTCGCAGGCAATGAGAGTGGATCCACTGCCCCCAAAAGGATCAAGAACTATAGAATTAGTCAGACTTGAATTGGTTATTGGATAAGCCACTAAAGCTATAGGCTTCATTGTTGGATGGTATTTTGATTTTTTAGGTCTGTCAAAATTCCAGGTAGTTCTCTGTTTTCTGTCTCCGTAAAATTTATGCCCCGCAGTAGGCTTCCAGCCTACAAGTACCGGTTCGTGATTATATTGATAATCACATCTTCCGAGAACCGGAGAATTTTTTACCCATATACAGGTCTGATGGCAGAAAAATCCTGCATCTTTAAATGCCGTTCTAAAATTCACAGTTTCCCGGTCAGCATGAAATACATAAATTGAACCACCGTCTGCAAGACTTTCGTACATACCCCTGTACGCATCAAGCAGAAAATTATAGAACTTTTTATCTTCCATATTGTCATTTTGAATTTTTCCTGCCGTTCCCTTATAGTCCACATTATACGGCGGATCTGTTACAACCAGATTTGCTTTTTTCCCATCCATCAAAGTTTTATAGGTTTCAAGTTTTGTACTGTCACCGCAGATTAAACGATGTCTGTCAAGCAGCCATATGTCTCCCTGTTTTGTAATAGGTGTTTCCGGAGGCGGTTCGTCAAATCCATCTTCTTTCACACCTTCAGGATAAATTTCATTAAAGAGCTCATCAATCTCAGGAGGATCAAAGCCAGTAAAAGATGTATCATAGTCCAGGCTCTGCAAATCCTTTATAAGGCCGGCAAGTAATTCTTTGTTCCATTCCCCGCTGATTTTATTAAGCGCAATATTAAGCGCCTTTTCTTTAGTCTTATCAACGTCAACAATCACACAGTCAATCTCGGTGAATCCAAGTGTCTTTAACACCGATATCCTCTGATGACCGCCGATTACAGTCAGATCACTGTTAACAATAACAGGATCGACATATCCGAACTCACTGATACTGTTCTTTATTTTTTCAAATTCACTGTCTCCTGGTTTAAGTTTCTTCCTTGGGTTATATTCAGCAGGTATAAGCGAATCTATGTTCAACTTTTTAAATTCCAATTTCATCACCCCAGAATCTATCTTTTATATAACAGTTATGGCTGCAGTATTTTCGTTTCTTATTACCATAAACTCTGAATTCCTTTCCACAATACGCACAGATGTATTTGTAAACAGAGGCAGGATTTTTATTTCTTTCACTCTGGTGCTCCTTCCACCATTTTCTTCTGCATTCTTCAGAACAGAATCTCCTTGTTCTTCCCTGACTTTTCTGCTTAATAGGTTTTCCGCAGCAGGCACAGACCAGATTCCTTTTTAATTTTTCTTCTACATTAAGTGCAACCACGCATGGGCTTCCTCCTAATCCGTTACGCCTGCAGAATCCTCTGACACTGTCTCTTGACAGCCCTAAAAGCACTGCAATCTTTTTATATCCCATGCCCTTCTGCCTTAACTCTCTTATTTTTTCCCTGTCATCATCTGTCATGGCAGATGCTCCTTTCAATAAACTTTTACGCAATAAAAAAGCAGCTGCAAGATACTACAGTTGCTTAATCAGGCCTTTATATTCTGCAATTTTTTATTACCCCCCTTGTTTAATTCTGCGAAAATTCACACGAGAGGGGGCGGCGGTCATTTGCCTGTCCCATTTAGAGATATTGACCCCCCTGGGATTCTGATAAAATTTCTTCGGATCAAAATTTATATTCCTGATATCTATCTTCAGTCATAGTCTTCTTATCATGACATCTCTTACAAAGCGGCTGCCAGTTGCTTTCATCCCAGAACAAAGTCCTGTCACCTCTGTGAGGAACAATGTGATCAACAACAGTTGCTTTAGTTAGCTTTCCCCATTTTCTGCATCTTACGCACAAAGGATTAGCTTTGAGGTATCTGTTTCTTGCTGCTCTCCATCTACTGCCATAACCTCTGCCTGCTGTGCTGTCTCTTTCTTTAACATAAAGTTTTTTATGTTCTTCACAGTATCTTCCTTCTGTAAGTTTGGGACAGCCTGGATGCTTACAAGGTTTTAGAGGTCTTTTCGGACTCATTTTTCTTTACTCCTGTTCTCATTTTCATAATGCATCTCGGAAAGATACAGTATAAAAGATCTCTGCTTATTTTATTACTCCAAATACATTTTCTGCACCTGTGAACAAACATATTTATTCCTCCAAATAAAAAAGCCCCCAAGGCAATCTCCTCAGAAACTTTAAGTTATTCTTTTTGAACTATAAAAAACTCCCAGGTTGCTCTGAGAGTTAATCATACACTTTTATATTATTATTCTAACACATACCAACCGGACAAAACGGACAGGTTTTACTTTTCTTGATTTTTTTATCATCATTTTATTATTTTCTGTCTGAATTTTGTAGTTTTTTAACACTTTTATTATTTAACAACGATTTTAGCTGTACTCTTGCTATTTTATTTAATTCCATAAGTCTCTGTTTCTGATCTAATCCCTGCTGAATAAAATTAGCATTCATATTTTCGAGATTAACCATTACAATAAGTTGTTCAATTGTTGCATAATCTCTTATATTCCCTTTTAAATCTGGATTCTCGTTTCTCCAATCCTTTGCCGTCTTGCCAAATAAGGCCATATTAAGCACATCTGCTTCATTAGCGTATGTGACAGCAATTTGTCTGCCCGTTAAATCGTTAGATATTAAGTTTTCTTTTATGGCATCCGTATGTATTTTGTAATTTACTTTTGAAAGCATACGGTTTAAATTCCATTTGATGGATAGTTTACTGTTTTCATCCTCTTTTAATCTCTGGTAATCCTTTATTATATAAAGTTTAAATTCTGGTGATACCCATGAAGCAAACTCAAAGGCAATATCTTTATGGGCATATGTACCACCATACCTGCCTGATTTTGAGATAATTCCAATTGCATCAGTTGATGTTATCCACTTCTGCGGAGACAGAACAAATGCATTAGCTCCTGCTTCATTTTTAAACTGGTCGAATTCGACCAGTTTAAAACTTGAATTATTCATTCTTTCCCATAATCCTAAAAACTCTATAGTACTTCTATTTCTTAACCAATTTTTAATTATATCAGCAGGAGCTTCTGGATTTTTATATTTTGCAATATCAGTTAAACTGATATAGTCATCTTCATTTCCCTTCGAAACAATAGAAATATTTGTTCCATTTGCATTTATTGTTGCTTTATATTCTTTATTTTTGGGCATTAGTTACACCTCACTTATCATCACTTAACAATATTATTCTATCACATAATAAATTAGCTTGTCTTATTTTTTCTTTAAAAATCTATCATGTGCTTTTCTCACACTTTCACCAGATGCATATGGACTGATGCTTGACGATACCTGCTCCCAGCTAAGCCCGTTTACATATCTCAATGTCATGATCATCCTCATCTGACTGTCATCAATACTTTCTATATACCTGTTAAGTCTGTTGAGTTCATAGAAACACTTCTTCAAATTTAAATTCAGCAGTTCCTTAAGGTCTGCAATTTCAGCAACGTATCTGCCTACTTTATCTGATATTCCTGTGACGTGCGGCATACCTGTTATTCTTGATGTATCTGAAACGGCAATGCATTCCAGTTCTTCTATTCTGCTTTTTAACTGCTCAATCTCCCGGTTAAGATAATAAAGCTGTGAAAGTTCTTTTTTATTCATAATCCCCACCGCCCGTTCCTGCTTTAACTGCATCAATCAGAGCCGCCTGGCTTGTATCTTTATCTTGAAGTGCTCTCATAACACGTTCATCTATTGTATCCTTAGTCAGAATATGATGGATAACTACGGTATGATTCTGTCCCTGTCTCCAGAGTCTTGCATTAGCCTGCTGGTAAAGTTCAAGACTCCAAGTAAGGCCGAACCAGATAATAGTACAGCCTCCGTATTGAAGGTTAAGACCATGTCCTGTAGAAGCCGGATGGCAGAGAGCTATCTGAGTTTTCCCTTCATTCCACTTTGAAATATCCTCTGAAGTGTTAATTTCTCCTGCATCAAAACGTGCTTTAATCCTATCTCTGTCATGTTTGAAGGCATAATATACAAGTACTGGTTTGCCGTTAGCTGATTCTATTAAATCTTCTAAGGCATCTAACTTTCTGTCATGTATATATTTCACATCATTAAATTCATCATAAACAGCACCATTTGCCATTTGAAGGAGTTTGTTTGCGAGAACTGCCGCATTTGCCGCATCTACATCACTGTCCTCAAAAGGAAGGAGTAAATCCCTCTCCAGCTTTCTATACAGTTTCATCTCTTTTTCTGAAAGTTCCACTTCTACTTTGTTTAAAATACACTCAGGCATTTTTAAATAATCAAGAGCCTTCATGCTGATGCATATATCTGAAATCTTTGTATAGATTTTTTCTTCTCCACCTTCATTAACAGCATAGTCAGCGGGTATTCCGCCGTTGATATATTTTTGTGGATGAAAATATCTGCCTCGGTAGCCGGTAAAAGTTCTTCCAAGTCTTTCTCCTTTATCTAAAAGATAAATCTGACTCCAGATATCCAAGAGCCCGTTAGGAGCAGGCGTTCCAGTAAGTCCTATAATCCTTTTAATCTTATGTCTGACTTTCTTTAGAGCCCTGAACCTTTTAGCTGACGGTGATTTAAAACTTGAAAGCTCATCAATTACAACAGTATCAAAATCCCACTCTTTAGTTTTTACAAGCCATCCTACATTTTCCCTGTTAATCACGTAGATATCAGCTTTTTTATAAAGGGCAGTTTTTCTTTCTTTTTCACTTCCCAGGATTTTTGAAATAGTAAGTTTCCTAAGATGCGGCCACTTTTCGCATTCCCTGCTCCATGTATCCCCTGCCACCCTGAGCGGTGCAATTACCAATACTTTTGTTGCTTCAAAATAATCATAGAGTAAACTCCATATGGCAGTAAGTGTTATAACAGTTTTACCAAGTCCGGGCTCTAAAAAAAGTCCTGCAGCTTTATGTTTTAATATAAAATTCGTTGAGTAAACCTGATAATCATGCGGGTGATACTCTGTTTTTCCTTCCTTCAACTTCATCCAGTACACCTCCTATCTGCTCTTTCTTATCTGTGCAGTAAACCAAAAAGCCTAATGTTTCCAGTTGTCTTTTTCTCTTTATCTGAATTGGTCTCATTTTTCTTCCGGGTGCTTTCAGCTCTACAAATGCCATCCTTCCGCCTGGCAGAAGCACCAGACGATCCGGCACTCCATTTATTCCAGGGGATATGAATTTAAGCGCCAGCCCATTTCTCTTTCTAACTTCTCTGATTAACATCTGCTCTATATCTTTTTCTCTCATTTTTACTGTCTCCCCAAAATTATATTAACTTTTCCGTCCTTAGGAGAACTGGGATCCGATGATCGGTCCTGTAATTTTTCAATTATTGTCTGTTTGATTATCTCTTTATTTAACATATCATTTATACCTCCAAATTTTTATATCCACTTTTGCAATTCATACATTCAAAGCTTTCAAAATTTGCTCTAGGTTCTGAAATGGATTCTTAAGTGCTAAAACTTTTTTATAATGTGTATATGCTATATATAAATATACATATACCTACCTATAACTACATATATTTACTCTATATAAAATATAAGAACTTAAGAACTTATTTCATATAAGTATTATAGGCACTGGGTTTCACGAGGTTCTGAAATAGGTTCTTATCTTTTTTTTCAGAACCTTGAGAACCTTTATGGGGTTCTGATCTTTTACCTCAAAACAGAATATTTTGCACCACATATTGCAAGTTTATTTTGATTATCTTGCATTTTTGTTATTTATCATCTCTTATATAAGTAACTTGAGAGCCATATATTGGTAATTTTAGTTTTCCTGATTTGTTTCCACCATATTTTTTCCATCCGCCTATTTTGACTAAGATGCTCTGGATTTCAAACGAAATACTTCTTTTCAAATCCGACTTATCCTTTCCAAAACATTCGCACCAGATTTCCTGATAACATACCCTCCTTCTTTTTACTTTTCCCACAGCCGGTTCACCACCAAATTCTGATTCTCCGGCTAAAAAATTACGTCTTTCAAACAAATCCATCTTATCCCAGTTGTCCGGTAGTAGTGTTTCAAGATATTCCCGAACTAAACCTTCACGGTCATCTTCTTCCATAGCTTCCTGCTGATATCTGTAAGCTAAAACTGCCGCTTCACCTCTTAAAATCAATTCTTCCTTTTGTTTATAATTTAGGATGGTCTCCGCCCATATCTGATCGACTTCTTCCTGAGTTAAATCATCCCATATGTTATTTTTACCTTTTCCTACATGAACCGGCCAATATCTTCTATTCCCGGTAACATCTCTTAAGATACCTTTCTCAGAATTAGTAGTACCAACAATGATGCACTGCCTTGGATGACTTTCTACATAAGAACCATAACTGTGTCTGAACTTATCATCCAATCTTGTTATAAAAGCTTTAACAAGTTCTAAATCCATTTTTCTAAGTCCTGCAAGTTCTCCAAGTTCAAGTATCCAGTAACCTTGTAGTTTTTCAGCAGATGCTTTATCTCTCATATCCGATAACGTTAAACTGTCAGAAAACCACTTCATAGCAAGCTTTGAAAAGAACGTAGATTTTCCTATTCCCTGTTCTCCTATTAAAATTAAAACAGTATCGAACTTAATGCCTGGTTCATATATCCTGGCTACCGCCGCAGCTAAGGTTTTTCTAATAACATCCCGGGTGTAGATGTTATCTTCGGCTCCTAAATAATCAATAAGCAAAGCATCCACTCTTTGAGTTCCGTCCCAAACCGGCAGGGTATTAAAATAATCTTTAATGGGATGAAATGCCCTCTCAGAAGCTGCTGTAAGAAGTGCATCTTTAAATTTTGCAGGAGAATAGATTCCATATTTTTTATCTAGAAGCACCTTTGCATTTGAAAGGTCAGAATCATTCCAGCCTGGTTTCACCTGTTTCCACGGTACTTCTCCATTAACATCTAATCTATGTGATAACTCATTGTAGGCAATAGTTTTGAACATACTGTCATGACGCAGTATTTCAGTTATGTTACTGAGTGTATCCTTAACTCCACCATTTTTATTTACCTCAAGCTTTACCTGCCAGTTCTCATTGTTAAATTCATTTTTTGCCTGTTCCATTCGTTCATCTGCCAATTGATTTTTTACCTTCTCATCTTCCCTGCAAAACTCCACCATTTCTCTATAAGACGGCAGCTGTTTCTTTTCATCTGCCCCATCATCCATATCTCCATAACGATGAATTCTTACAAGGTCAAAGGAATTTAAAAGTTTCCCGCAGGCCGGATCTGTAGCATGATGAGAGTATGCGTATTTATTTTCATATATAATCACACCAGCTGAAGAATCAGCAGGGATATAATCATATCTGTCCTGAATTATGCTGGGTGCATAAATATCCGATAAAAAAGTATCTATAGCTTCCACAATGGTATAACTTCTGCAAAACGCTCCTACCATACCCTTCTTCTCCAGTGGATCTTCCTGCTTCTTAATAGCTTTTTGTATAACAGCTGTCTGCCTTGAAGACACAGGCCAGGAAGACGTATCCTTCCAGTCTTTATACAGTGAAAGGATACTGTCAGGATTTAAAAATTCTCCATCAATCACTTTAAAGAAATACTCACCGTCAGCTGAGGTGCTTGGCCAGTACATTAGCCTGTTTGGCTCATATGTTGTATCATCAAATAGTTCAATGCCAATTTGCTTTGCTATCATACGTGACACAGCCTGATACCCGTCTGCTGTCACAGGTCTGCACAGTGGAACAATAATTCTGAGCCTTGGTTTTTCAGGAGTATGTTTATGTGTGGAATATATACAGCAGGTATAGTCATACAGCATTTCAATATTTGAAACTGTAACTTCTGCATCATCCGCATAATCCATATCCAGGGTTATCATGGAACGTGAAATTACATTTTCTTTCCTGCGTCTCCCGTATTTAAGTTCTCCTGCTATAAAACCGCCTACATCTTTCGCGTTGTCCTGCTGAAATTTTTTCATTTTTCTGTACTCTGCCTGCGTTTCACTTGTAACAGTTGTATGGGAGAGTTTTTCCGTAAATTCATCCCAGGTCACTGATTGTTTTTTCCAAAATTTATCCTTACGGCTGTTGCCGGTTGAAATAACAAAATTCATGATAACCTCCTAGTCTTTCATATAAAAATCACATTCATAGCCATCTGCTTTTAAAGGTAATCCTTTTTGTACCCATTCAGGCGATTCTGTCATAACTGCACACATTTCTTCCACAGAACCTTTTCCTTCCTGGACTTCACATATAACCTCATCGTGTACATGAGCAACTATCTTATACCCTGACTTATCTAAACGGAGCATAGCTTCTGCCAGCAAATCCCTTGAAACAGCCTGCACAATATTTTCTACAATTTTAGGCCCATAGGTTTCTATTCTCTCCCACTTCCTGGCTGTTCCGATTCCCTCATAAGTGAGTCCTTCTCTGCCAAATTTATTTAAAGCAATCTTAGGTTTTACATAAACAAGATTTCTCCCTGATGGCAGGGTGACAAATAGCATTCCGCTTTTATAGGTAAAGATAATACCATGGGTAAATATTTTACTTCTTTCCTTCACTGCTTTAACAGCTGACCTGTCCACATCCCACCAGAACTTCACAATATGAGTATTAGCTGATCTCCAGTTATCTATAAGGCCTTGAAGTTCATTTTCTTTAACTCCCATTTCCAAAGCCCCCATGGATTTTAATGCACCAACACCGCCGCCATATCCACAGGCTAATTCTGAAATCTTCCCTTTCTGCCTTAGCGGACTGCCTTTAGTAACACTTTCAACAGGTACATGAAACATCATGGATGCAGCAGCTTCATAAATTTTTCCGTGGGATGCGAAAACCTCAAGTCTCCATTTTTCACCGGCCAGCCATGAAATTACTCTCGCCTCTATTGCCGAGAAGTCAGCTACTATAAAACGGTGCTTCTCTTTAGGAATAAAATTAGTCCTGATAAGTTCAGATAACACACCGGGTACATTTCCAAACAACAGTTCCACATCTTCAAATCTGCCTTCTTTTATTAAATCTCTAGCAAGTTTTAGATCCTTCAGATGATTTTGAGGTAAATTTTGAAACTGAACTAATCTTCCCGAGTTTCCTGTAATCCATACTTTCCCATTCCTTCTTACTAAAAAAAATCCTGTTTTTGTTTCTGCACAATAAACCTTTCCTTTGTAATCAATTATTTGAGGTTTATTTTTTATTTCGTTTTTTCCTCCTGGATTAAGCCAGATATTTACTATATAAGCATCATTCCAATTCTTATTTGCTCTTACCTTTTTAACAATTGTTGCAGATCTTCCTGAAAGATTAGCTAGTGCTTGGATAATATCAGCATTTTGTTTATTTGTTGTTGAATATTGAATTGAATTAGGTCCACATCTGTAAGCATCCCAATATTCCAGTTCATCAAAAATGACATCTGCTGATTCGTCTAATAACCACATTTGAAAAGTTTTATTTCTAAACGTTCTAAGCCAGAGTGGAAGCATTCTGGATTTTATAGATATTACACTTGAATCATTTCTTTCATGAATAGTAAATACAATTGCTGCCCCTCTTAATAGTCTTTTACAGCGTTCAATTTTTCTAACTTTACTAAAATGAAATCTAAGATCACCATCTTTTGTATAATATCCATCTGCCTGAGTCATAATTAAGATTCTTAATTCTATATGCTCTAAACTACAATTTGTTATACGTCTTCCCGTATAAGGTATACTGAATCGTTTTTTAGATAAATTTAATATAGTATCTATACTCCAAAAGCCATTTTTATTCCAATACGGCATTTTATGGTCTGGCGTACTTAACTGAGAACACCTCTGCGATTCCAATAAATACATTTCTCCCTCATAATCGAATTCAAGAGTTCTCGATTTTTGAAATGAGATAAATTCAGTATCAGGTGACCAGCAAGCTATATTTCCACCTTTCCATTCATCAAGCCTCATCCATCCCTCCGAAGTAAGAACTTCATGGTCTCCAGTTAAACACCATCTTCCTGTTCGATTTGCTCCATAGAACTGAAACAACCCGTGAACTCTGCCATCACAGCAAACTGCTCTCTCAATAGCTTCATATTTTTTTACACTAGTTTTAGCCATTAAAAGTCTCAGCTTTAAGGCTTCACAAATCTCTCCATCTGTTTCTTCTACTAAATCAGTTACTGCCTTTTTTGAAAGACTTTCTACCTCAACACCATGTTCTTTTAACCAGCCTTTCAGCTGTGCTACGGAATTTGGATTTTCAAGTCCTGTCAGCTCATAAGCTCTTTCTGTAGCTGCAACCGTGAACTGTTTATTGCAGGAAACAGCTTGTTTCACCAATTCCATATCCACCAGCAATCCACGATCATTTATTTTCTGGTCCAGTATATAAAACTCTTGCTCTTTTTCTGGTATAGGATACTTCTTTAGCTTTTCACGAATGGCAATTTCCACTTGGACATCTCTAATATTGTATTTTTTAAATAACTCCCACTTTTCAGGTGCATCCTTTGGCATATTTCTCGTTCTTCCACCATTAGCATTAGTGGCTCTGCAGGGTGTACAAAAATATCTAATCAATGCCTTGCCTTCATCCATTTTTTGCTCATTAAGTTTAAGTAATTTACCTACTCCCTCCAGATTAAGCGGCAGACCTAACATTGAAGCCTGTACTTCTGTACAGATCCAGGAAGAAGGCTTAAGATATATATTCCTATGAAGTACTCTTGAGAGATACTTCATTAAGCAGACCCTTTCAAACTGAGCATTAAACGCTGTTTTGGTAACATCATCATCAATTAATGCATCTATAATAAATTGAGGTAATTCCTCACCACTGCAAATATCTATTAATTCTACAGAACCGCCATCTATACTGTATCCGAACAGTAAAATATCAAAGCTCGAGCTGTCAGCATATCTGTACACTCCACACCTGCCAAGGTTCACATCAGAAAAAGTTTCTATATCTATAGATAATATTTTCATATATTTACTACCTCCTGTGATGGCGCAAGGAGCTAAACAGCTGCTCCTGCTTCCTATGACATAAAGTCATCATCTTCAATTTCAAAATCATCTTCTGCTCTTGATCTTCCTCCTAAAGACTCACCATCTCGAAGCTTTTGAACATTTCCAAGTCCTGCGGCAATTCCGCGATTCCCGTTTACGTTGAAAGCATAAAAATTGATGCTTACCTTTCCATAGCAGCCACTGTAAACTTCACTTCTATCGAGAATCGGCTGTATTCTGGCATCTACAATCTGCGGTGCATCTTTTGAATTTGTATTGATAAAATAGCTGTTTTCATATGCCGGATCATCTGGTCTGTCAATATCCCCATCTCTAAGCGGTGTCTTTAAGCTTTTAGGAATCTTTCCTCCGAATTTTCCTGTACCCTCTTTTTTAGCTTCCTCAACAGCTTTTTGAACTATATTTAAAGTTTTCTTATCACTTTTAGGTATAATTATTGAAACGCTGTACTTGGGTTCACTTCCATTGATGCTTTTTGGTTCAAATAAATTTGTATAACTCAATCTTCCCGGTATTACTACTTTTGTATTTTTACTCATTGTAAATTCCTCCTGATATTTTAAATTCAGCTATTGCAAGCTGTATATTATTCTTCAACTTTAAACTCTGCAGTTATTGATTCTACTGCTTTTCTTTTATCTGACTCTGATACCAGGGTCAATTTACCCCTTGGCTTTTCCACCAGAAAACCTAATATATCCTTAAATTTTTTCTTTCCCATCAGTTTCTCCATTTCAGTTACAGAAATTAAATTCTTCTTGTAGATATCACTGTACCCAGCACTCTTTGCAGCTTCAACTACAGCTTCTTCATTGGTATACTTCCTTCGAGTTCTTCCTTCCACAAGCTTATATCCATCCCACTGCTTGCCTTCATTGACAGCAAGTGCTGAAGCATAGGTATAAATATCGCCTGCCCACTTAGAAAGTTCTTCTGAAACTCCTATAATTTCAGCTATTTCCTCATCACTTAAAAGTGCCGGATCTGCAAATTCATATTTTAAAAGTTCCAGATTTTTAGCTGCTCTGACCCTGCACTTATTTTTAGCTCTGCAAAATCTACAGTGTTTCCCCGCACAAAATTCTCCTTCTCCTTTTAAGGCAAGAAGTGCTTTTGGTTTCAACTCTTCCTCCGCCCATTTAAGGAGGTCATCTACACTCATCTCATATGTGGAGAAATTATCTGTCCTTGGCTGAACTATGGTCATAGTGACTTTTTTAATGTCATAGAGCATATCAAAGAGAGACAATGCACCTAACGCATAAAGCATCATCTGAGGATTTTTTTCTGCAGATACTATGACACCTCTTCCATATTTAAAATCAATAACATGAAGTTTACCTGTTCCAACTATTACAAAGTCTCCTGTTCCAAATCCGCCTTCAACATAATCACTGAAATCCAGTTTCTGCTCTATAAGAACTTGTAAATCTCTGCAGTTTTCTCTTGCTTTTTCAATAACACCCAGGCAGTATTCAACGTATATATCTGTCATTTCATCCATCTCATCCGATTCATACTTACTGACAGGCTTTTTTGAACGCATCTTCAATGCTTTTTTCAATTTATGCTCTGCAAGATCATGTGCCGCCGTACCCTCTTCTGCATAGGTACTTGTCTCACTTGGAAATTGCTGTTCTAAAAACAGCGAAGGCGTACAAGCTAAAATTCGGTGTGCTGAAGATGGTGAAAATTTAGAATGCTCGTTATATGAGCCACTCATTTTATTTCACCAACTTTCTTTAACACCTCAACATAATGCTCAGGGTCAAGGGCAGTCAGTTTATTGGCATCATATTTAACAAGTATTGCTTTAACTTCTTCTCGATGTCCTTCCCGGTTTTTCTCAGCCATAGCTGCTCTAACTTCTTCAAGTGTTGGCTGTTTCTGTTCTATTTCTTTTGTATTTTTCTTTTGTTCTGTTTCTTCTGAATCTGCTGATTCATTCAATGTTTTTACTAAATTTTCCAAGCTACTAGTAATACCTTTTAAATTAACTATAATATTTTGAACAATTTTAGTTTTGTCCATTATTTGACCCTCCTTCCTCTTTCTGATTTTGTTCTTTCAATCTTGCCGCCAGTCTTCTAGATACAATGCTTATAGCTGTTAAAACCCCAACCATTTCCTCTTGGATCTCCTTACTTACATTTGCCTCCATAAGTTCACACCTCCTCTTTATTTAAAATAAATCCCTTCACTTATTAGCCAACGAGGAGGTGTGTTTGGTAACCAAATTTATAAAAAATATTTTTTAAGTTTAGTTAACACTTTTTTATGTCTTTTAATAATAGTTACATGGGAAACGTTTCCTTTTTGTGCTGCTTGTCTCACTGTAAGCTTGTTATAATACAGATCTTCTATTATTTTCTGTTCTTCATTATTTAATTCTGACATTGCTTTCTGTAAAATAAAAAGCATTGCTCTATCACAGACAATATCTTCTACATCTTGGTCATCTGCAAAATCTGAGCCTTGATCCATTAACCTTTCAATAGAATCTTCCTTGCTGGGTTGATATTTAACAGCTCCTGTTGTTGGATCAATTTTACTGCCGCCCACTTTTACGTCTTTTTCAATATATCTAGCATGTCTGTCCATTTTATAATACTCCTTATAAATTTCCTCACTTACCGGAACCAGTTCTTCACCAATTTTAATGAATTTGTTCATTATTTTTCCTCCTTATTTTTTGGAATAAAAAAAGCCAAAGACTTAAGTCTCTGGCTTATACACACAATTTGTTATAGATTTTTAAGACTCAGCTATATTGTTTATAGCCTTTGATACTAAAAATATAGCTGAGTCTTTTCTGGGCATAAAAAAAAGACCATGTTGTCTTAATAACTTCATAGTCTTCTTAAATTTGGATTGTATATTATGAAATGTTTTTATTTAATGATGTTTCGTACTTAATATTATTTAATGCTAAAGTTTCTGAAAAATTATTTATAATATATGTCTCTAAAATTCTTTTTAAAGGCTTTAACAGCTTTATAAAACATAGAATTAACATCTTCCTCACTAATACCTGACATATCAGATATCTGTCTGGCTGTCATTCCATTAGAGTGCAACTGTATTACTTGTTTATGATCCTGTGATAGCATTTGTTGTGCTTTTGCAATGGACTCTCTTAACTCTTTGTCTATAATAATCTTAAGAGGATTAAAAAATATGTTAGTATTATTATACTTTTCTTCTACTTTTTCAAATATATCCATGTTTTCCATATCACAAATATGTGAAAAACTGCTGGGGTCCCTTCTCACTTTTTTTAAGGTTGTATTATTACTGCCTTCATTTGAATTAGATTCCATCTTTGACAGGAAATTAACTGAATCCAATAAAATCTTCATAATATCCGGTAAATCTATTTTTACTCTAATATTAATATCCAT